GGGTAATCTTGATATCTTGCTTTCATAGCGAAGATAAGTCCTGTAGGACCAGTCATCGGTTGAACACCGCAAATGTCGTAAGCAACGAGATTTGGCATAGCTCTACGCACTAAACTAATTAGGATTGGATCCCAGTTAGAAATGGCAGAACCAGTAGCATTTAAAGGTGCAGCTTCTGAAAGAGTAGCTCTATCTTCGTTTAGGGCTTTCTCTTGGTTTTCAAGAATTACTGCTGTGACTGCTCTTTTGTAGTTGTCTTCGATTTTTGGCAAATCGGAGTGCTCTAGAATAGGGCTCCACTTTTCTTGTAAGTTTTCTGATAAAAACATTTTTATTTCCTTTAAATAACCTTAGGGTTTATCCCAAAGGTTTAAGTTTACTAATAGCAGAAGCGTACTGATTCATTGCAGGGTCAAGTCTGACTTCATTCTCTTCTGAGAAATCACCAGTTCCTTCTTCTACTACAGTTTCTTCTGCGATGTTTTCTTCTTTTGGAAAGTAAGCGTTCTTTAGTTCTTCAACTTTATCACTAAAGTCTTCAGCACTAACGAAATCTACACCTTCTGCAAGAGAAACCATCTTCTCTGTTTGTGATTCAGATAGGTCTTTACAGGCCTCTGAAATCACGGTGCCTCTTTTGAGTTGGTCGTTCTCTGCAACAACTTCCATATTTTTAGATACTTCGTTGTCTAGTTTCTCTTCCATCTCATCAAGACGATTTGCGAGTTCATCAATAACATTGTACTTATCTTCAGGCACTTCAACATAATGTTCTACGAACAATGCTTTCATACCTTCGATGAAGTTTTCTGTCATTTCTGACCTCAAACCTCTCTCAATTGCAAGTTCGTTTTCTTTCGTCCACTCTTCTGCACAATACGATAGATACTTATCAACTGCTTCTGTTAGGTCGCCTTTGACAGTTTCTACTGAGGTTTTTAAATTTTCTGAATAAGTTGTTTCTAACTCTTCTTTTATTTCTGCAACTTTTGAAGTGACAGCAGCCTTAAAGATAGTTCTTGCCTTTTCAGAATTTTCTTCTGATAAGTCTAGAGCTTCTGAAATTTTTGATAGGTCGTCCTCTATCTCCATTTCAACGAGGTCTGAATCAATTTCTGAGGATTCTTTTACTTCTTCCTCATCATCTTCATCTTCATCATCTTCTTCGTCTTCTTTCTCTTCTTTAGTCTTAGCTTCAATAATTGAATTGTAAGTTTCTTCGACTGTTTCTTCGTCTGAACTCTTTAAGAATTCTACGATGTTTCTCGCAATCTCTGCTTTAGTCAAGGATTCGTCAACCTTCTTTGAGTCTTCGTCTTCATCTTCATCGTCAACTTTCTTCATTTCTGAATACATTGCTGATAAATCTGATTTACTCATATCCTTCATAGCGTTGACCATAGCCTTGATAGTTTGCATCTTAGAAGGTTTCTCTGATTCGGAAACTTCTTCTTCTTTAACATTCTTCAACTTAGGTTGCTTCTCGGCAGGAGATTCGCCTTTCTGTTGTGGGTCACCACTAACTTCTTTGGTTCCTTTCTCTGCGCTCTTAACTGATGCAACTGCTTTGTCAACAGGATTTTCTTCTGGTTTGACGACTTCAGCCTTACCACCATCTATTTTGGCGGCATCGGATGAACCTTGCTTAACAGGTTTTGAGTCACCTTTTTCGGCTTTCGAATTCGGCTGCATAGCCTCTGCGATTGCCTGTTCTAGGTTTTTTTCTAAATCTGCCATTTTTTTCTCCTGTTTGAGTTTTAGCTTAACTCTTTTATTTATATATTATAGGTTCTCTACGAACTTTTTCCACATGTTTAATTTGGTTTCTTCAAGTTTATTCATCTTTGCAGTCCTTAATTTGTTCTGCATAACTTCGATGTCTTGTGCTTTCAGTACACCAGATTCATAGACCCATTCTACACCTTCCATGATTCCTTCAACGAAGGCTTCTGGTGCGGAGGGGTCTGCAACGATATCAGCTGCGGTTGCAAGTTGAAAATCGCCTTTAACATATTGGGCACCACCTCTTTGTTCGAGCGAACCCAAACCTCTTGATGATACGCCAAGTTTTGCACCATCATTAATCAAATTTCTTACGATTTGACCGTTTGGGGTGCTTAAAATTTTTGCTCTTCCCATGAAATTAGAACCATCTTCTTCTAATTTTGTTATCATGTGAGATACTTTGTCTAAATTGATTGTTGGTCCGTCAGGATGTCCTAACTCACCAAATGCTCGTCCTTTCTCAACGAACTCTTTACAGTAGCGGTCTACTTCTTTTTTCATTACTTCTTTAGGATAAACTCTGCCGTTTCTGTTTTTAATGTCGGCCTGCATGAATACACCTTCGATGAAGTAATCTTTCTCGCCCTTTTCGTTTTCTTCTACGATTACTGGTTCAATTGCGTAATCAACAAATTCAGATATTAGTTTCATTTATAACTCCTAAAATTTCTTCTAATGAGATGTCTTCTTCATTCATTTGTTTCATTACCATTTTAATATTCTTCATCTCTTTTTCAGCTTCTTTCATGTTTCTGTATGGGTCTCCCATTGAGACTGTATTAACATAAACATGAATCTTGCCTCGTTTATCTTCGCCGAATCTTATGTCCAGTGTTTTACTGCCTACTTTTTCAGTAGACTTCTTAACTTCTTTCTGTCCTGACGGAAGTTTAAACTTCGCCTCATTAAGAATCGTTGTTATCTGGTCCCAAGTTTTCGCCATTCATCCAATCAACTGACATTTCGACTCTTTTCATGTCGACCTGGTCAGCAGCCTTTTGTTTGATACCCTTGAAAATAGAATCTTGAGCATCTTGTAATTTACCGGACTCTATTTGGTCCACTATGTTTTTTGCTATTTCTGACATTAAAAGTCTTCTCCTTCTTCACTATGTCCCTCTGAATCTATTTCGCCTTGTATTCTAGCGATATCATCTTCTGAGAAACGAAGTATATGTTTTCTGACATAATCGTCTGAAAAATACTTACCAATAAATGATTCTGCCTGTGAAAGAATATCTAATCTTTCTCTGATAATCTCTCCCTCTTTTAACTCTTGGAAGTGATTGTCTGTTGCAAAATCATAATGTATAAAATCTTTCATTGCATCAAACTCAGCGCCTGATACAATATTTTTTAGAACCATTTGAGTTCTAAGTAAATCAGTAAAGAGTCTTGCAAACTTAGTTTGTAGTCTCTTAGTGAACTTATTAAATTTAAGTTCATCTCTACTAATTTCTGATGCCCTACCCATGTTGAAACCATTATCTGCTTCAAGTCTAGATGTAGGTACATTGAGAGAACGATATAGTTTCTTTTTAAAGTATTCTATATCTTCTATCTCTGCAAGGTTCTGACCACCTGGTAGTGTAGTAATCTCTGTTCCTCTACCACCTTCTCTTCTTGGTAACCAAAAGTCTTCTAACATTGACATGTGGCGTCTATCATCTTTGATTTCGCCTGTGTCTGCATTGTAAACAAGTTTATTTCTATACTTGTTCATTGTATCTGCAAGGTATTGTTCTGCCTTTACTTTAGGTAAATTACCAACATCAATATAGAAGATTCTTCTTTCTGGTGCCCTTGATATTCTGTAAATAACAAGTGCATCTTCCATCATTGATAACTGATTTGCAGTCTTCAATGCCTTATGCAAATATCCGATTACAACATTCTTTGTGTAATCTAACATACCAGAAGTAGTATAACTTACTGCCTCTGGTGCAATCTTAACTGTGGCGCCTTCATTTGCGACACCTTTGTCGAATCCTTTGTCGTTAAACATATAGAATTCTTCAACTTTTTTGATTATATCTATTTTCGTTTTAGTGTCTTTTTCTTTTTCAACATTACGAACTTTCTTAATCTTTAATGGGTCAACATTTCTAATGTCAACCATGCCTTGTTGTGGTCTTTTAGAATCTACAATCTTATGAAAGTAAATACGACCATCAACATACCATTTACGGAATAGTTCATGTGAATTTTGATGGAATTTCATCAAGGTTAGAATCACCTTGAATTCTTCGTGCATCTTTTGTTTGATGCTGTCGGACAATTCTACATCTCTTAAATCTAATGAGACTACTCTATCTTGGGTATCTGAAACTATACATTCATTTACTATATCTTCGATAGCAATATCACATTCTGGCACAAGAGATGTCTCTCTGTATCTTCTAATGAGTGCGACCTCATTCTTGATACCTCCTTCCATATCAACATAGGAACCATATGCCCCACCTGATATGAAACCACCTGGCGACTGTTGAACAATGGGAGTTCCATCATCCTCGGCCGGTGCTACAAAAGAAGTCGCTGACTTCTTCTGTATATCTACATCTCGTAATTCGTCTTTCAACCCCTTACGATTTATTTCAAACCCAAAAATATCCATAATTATATTTATAACACCCTAAATGGTGCTATTTTCACTTTATTTTTAAAGGACTCTTTCCCAATGCGAATACTGGAATTCAACATCAAATGTCTCCAATGTGTCAACTGTCTCATAAGATAAGTCAATCGCACCAATACTAGTTGGAAACATGTTAAAGAATTCGTATCTCGCAAGGACGGAATCATCTTTGTTTAATTGTTCAACAAATGCTCTGTCTACTAAGTAGTCAAGGTTTGTTTGTCCTTCACCACTGTCTAAGTCTTGAATGTCTGTTTGCCATCCTTCTAGTGCAGTTCTTGCTGAGAATTCTACATCATTAATAATTGTCACGGTCCAAGGTTCGAATGTTCTATCTCCTGCGAGTTTTAAAACATGTCCTCTGAACTGTTGTTCAACAACACCTAATGTAGCAGCAGGAATCTGTGCTGATTGACATAAGAATTCAATCTTATTACCTGTTCTAGGTATAAAAACTCTAAAACGGTTAGCTCTTGGGCCACCACCTAGAAGTTGTGCTTTGAATTGGTCTATACTTGCCATCTAATTACTCCTTATACTGCGCCGTAAATTTCTTCAAACTGAACACCACTTCTAGCAGCAACAAAGTTTAAAGTTATGTAGTTAATTGATTTAGAAGGTTTCAAGAAGATAGAACATACAAATTCGTTTCTATCTTGTACAGCGTCTGTATTGTTTGTTTCGTCACAAACGACTGAGAAATCTACTAATCCTCTTCTGTTTTTAACATCTCTTAAGAAAGGTTCTACAGCAGCCCTAAACTGAGCCCTTGTGAATGAATCGTTGAATTCAAACAATTGAGCCTTAGCAGCAGTTGAAATTGCCTTTTCTAAAGTGATGAATAGTCTTCTTACATTTATTCTATCAAATGCGGAAGGTGATGTTAATGCAGTCTTATCTCCAAATAGTACTGTTCCCTGTCCTGGGAAGGTAACTACTGGATTAATTCTTGCACGATATAGGTCATCTCTACTTGACTGTTTCGGATTGAAAGCAAGTTTAGTGATACCTAAGTATTGTCCTCTTGAGAACCCAGCAGGCGAGAACCATGGGTCTTGAAGTAAGTCACTTCTTGCCATAATTCCAGCAGTGTGTCCACATGCAGGTACCCAACAATATTTGTCATTGTACTTCTCGTATTGATAAGTCCAACCACTGTCGAATACTGCGTAAGAACTAGATGTGCATGATGCGTAATCTGCCTTAACATTTGTTGATTGTGTTGACTCACTTGATACGCCAACTACTGAGGCTCTTCTTGGAGATGCAACTACTAAACAGTCTTTTCTATTTTCTGCAATCTGTATTGCACTGTTTACTAGTGAATTGTGGTCTGCAAGAGTATCTTGAGCACCCTCTGAACCACCCCCAGCGTCACTGGATGTTGACCCAACGACTAAGAAAGCCATATCTATTGTTTCTGCATCTGAGAAATGTTTGTCCCATGCATCGGTCTTTTGACCAACTGTTGGGTTTGCACGACCATCTGCACCACCTGTTAGTGATGAGATTTCAGGAAGAGCAGGTCTTGTGAAGACATTACCGACTGCAGCCTGTAATGTTCTGTTTTCTGCGACTGTTAAGTCTGTTGCAGTTGAGTGACCTGACCACCAAACATACTTTGATTCTCTTTCGATTACATCTTTGTAGTAGTTTGAATTACCTGTAGAATTCTTTGCATCTGACCCTAGTGATACGAATGAGAATGACTCTAACACAGCGCCTTTAGTGCCTGTGAATAGACCATCTTCATCTTCAACAACAAGGTGAATCTCATCATTTACTGCGCCAACTAATGTGGCCCCTGCTGATGTTCCTGGTGCTTTGTCGAATAATGCGTAATGTTCCCAATATCTATCAACTGATTCATCATCAACAACAGCACTTGTAAGACCAGTACCTTCTGGTTGATTTAATGCCTTAAATGTCAATGTGTTTGTTGAAATACCAACTACTTGATAATGAGTTGTGTGATTTGCGAACTTAATGATGTCGCCAATTATAACAGCGGCGCCTGAATCTACTACAACTGATGTTGCTCCAATTGCGTAGCCTGACCCATTGTTGACTGCGGTAGCAGCGTCATTGAAATATGCGTTTGAAGAAGCACACATGTGAACTTTAATAGAATTACCTAAAGCCCCAGCGTGTCTTGCAACCCACTTACCGACTGTACCTGCTGCCCCACCTGATTTATAGGTGTTTACATAGTCGTCTGAATTTTTTAATAATGTTGCTGAGTTTCCTGTTTGGTTTGCGTTGAATAAACCAGTGTTAGAAATTCTAACTACTGATAATGAAGAACCATATCTCAAGAAAGACTCGGCAGTGTAGAAGTCTTCAACAGAGGCGTTATTGTCTGCTGGTTTGTAGAATTCTTCAACTAGTTGTTGTCCATCTGAAACTGTTTTTACTTCATCAACAGGTCCCCATTGGAATACGCCAGCGAATCCACCTCTTGTTGAGGATACTGCTGGAACAACATTCGATAAGTCAATCTCTTTGACCTGAACGCCTGGTGAAACTTGAAATGCCATACTTTTCTCCTGTTAATGTATTTTTACATTGTAAAAGTTGTTTACACTTTTATTTATATATTTATAATATCTAAGAACCCTTAGAGTACCATCTGTCGCCACTAGCGTCAACAAATGATTCGACTTCGCCTTGGTCCCCAAATACTCCCGCTGGTAACATGTCATCCTCTATCATTTTCTGTTGTTCAGAATATAATAAATCTTTAACAGCGGTGTCTGTTAAGTGTGTGAAGAACTCTGTGGTTACAAACCACGCAAAGAGTACACAATTCATTACCATGTCGTCATGATAACCTCTGTCTGCCTCGAATGAAGAACCTTTATTAACAAATGTCATAAGTTCTGTAATCGTTGCTCTATCTACTACAGATAGTCTGTTTTCTTCTAGTAGTTCCTTTAAAGTGGAACAACCAACTCTCTTAATCTTTCTAGACATTGTGATACCAATGTCTTTCGCATGTGTCATACCTTGCACAAAGACATTTGGATATTCTATGTCATAGTGCAATTGTGTAGCGACCATTGAACCCTCTGCATTGTTTTCTATTATTACAAGTGCTTCATTATATCTACTACAGTACTTATTTATTAAATCCGGAAACAGCATGGGGCTAATCATGTTATCTCTGTATGTACAAACCTGTTTAAATGGTCTTTGAGACACATCAAAGATACTAAAAGTAGAATAGTCGAACCCTCTACCTTGTGATACATCAACGGTTACAACATAGTTATGGTCTTGTTTTGGCGTATCATATACTATTAAACCATCTTTTTTCCATTCGCCATCTACTGCTCTCATACCCAATAATGTATCTGCATTGATAAGAGTATTACCAGTACCTAAGAAACTGTTGCCATATTCTTGTTCAAACTGTGCCTCTGAGGTGTTTGCAATAGTCTGTTTCTTCCACTCTTCATCACGACCTGGCACATCTTGCCAACCAATAGTGAATGATTTATACTCTGATTGGTCATGTATAGCACTTTCGTATATCTTATGAAACATATTACCCACACCATTTGCAGTAGATGTGATAATAACTTTTGAATCTTTACCAGATGTGACAACAGGATATGTAGCAGTATAAAATGTCTCTGCATCTTCTACGAAAGCAAACTCATCAAGGTACAACATGTTAATTGACATACCACGAATGGACGATGAAGATGTGGCAGCTGCGACCAGTTTACTATCATTGCCGAACTCGATGTTTCCTTTGTTTAGAATCTTTACGCCTGGTTGTAAGAAGAATGGCACGGTCTCCAACATGGTTACAATACGAGACACCATCTCTCTGGCAATCGCACCTTTGTTCGCCAGAATCGCTGTGGTGACTTCTGGAGTGAACAATAGATACCATAAAAGATATGCACATGATGTAATTGATTTACCACTCTGTCTGGCGGCAAGAATGACACTGAATCTATTGTCATTAAAATGATTTATGAGTTTATCTTGATATCCACGAAGTTTAAACGGTACTAGACCTTCATCTAGTGATATAATCTGACAATAATTTTGTATAAAGTGGCAAGGATCCTCAGAACATTTTTGATATTCTGCTATCTCTTCTGGTGTATACTTTGTTTCTACACCTGCTCTTTTGATTAAATTGTTACCTAAGTAACCTTCGTTCTTCGCTTGAACCATATTTTAGTCTTTGTTCTTCTTAAGGAACTTTTGTAATTCAGAAGTTGACCCAACATACAAATGATTGTGTTGTTGTCCTATCTTCTGTTGTTCTTCGCCCTCTAACTTCTTCAATTTACTCTGTAAATCTATAAGTTTCTCTGCTGTTTCACCTACTGTTTTAATTAACTGACCTGCAACTTCGTATGCACGAGGGTGTTCTGTTTCTTTTGATAATTGTAGTATGCCTTCGATTGCATCTTGTCCTCTTTCTACGAGTCCATACAGATTTTCTCTAGCGTATTTGTAATCTGTTTCCATGTTCTCATGTCGAGAAGGAAGTTTAACTATCTTTGTTTCTTCTTTGATGTCCGATTCTATATTTAAAAGGTCATCTAATTTTTCATCTATATCATTCATGTTATTGCCTCGAAATAGTCTATATTCAGTACATGTCTATATTTTTTACTACATGTATTGGTTGTACCTGTGTGTTGTGTATGTCCATCAAACATCAATATTCTATTCGCAACACTATCAATACATTCTATTTCATCTGATTCTTTTAGCATAGTATATCCATTATTTGTATTTAAGTATAACAATGCAGTTTTTAAATTTTTTGGTGCAGTCTCAATGTCCACATGAAATTCATTTTTTATAATTGTATCAGTTCTTGGCAACATATTAAGTTTACATCGCACTAAAGAACAAACATTTAATTTATCTAATAATGGTTCAATCCACTCATATGCATCACTCTGAGGTTGATTGTCAAAGTATAATGCATGTACAAATTGTATCTCATCACCATCTCTATTGACTGTATTTAAAAAATATGGAAAAGTTGGATGAGTAAATTTATCTACTAGTTCATTAAAGTAGTTTTGGTCTAATGCATTATCTATTATTTTCATCTATTTCATTCATAATTAACTATTGTCTTCTTCACTGTAATCATCTTTGACACCATCGTCATAGAAAGATACATTCTCTGCAACAACGAAAGTATCGTCTGCATCGACTGAACCAACAAAGAGTAATTTATTACTAGCATCGGTCATGTTCACAGCAGCCGAAACTGTTATTTGTTCTCTGTTAGTTGCAATTGTGGTTATTGTGGGATTGGTATCTAAGTTGGTACCAAATACTTCATCTCCTACACTTATCTTACTATTTATTGCACTAGGGAAGGTGATTATGTTTAGGTCACTTACTGCATTTGATAACTCTTGGAATGCAGGTTCATAGTGTTTAACTTCTTTAACAAGTCCTGATACACCTATATTTGATGATGTAAATGTTTTATTGCCATCTCCAATATAAGTTCTTTCAATAACATTCTTAATGATATTGCCTGTATAGATAGGACCAAAGAAGTATGTCTTCATTGTAAAGTCTAAAGTATATTCTATAACTCTTCTATCTTCCATTGAACCCTCATAGTCATCTTGAAATGATACTGAGTTTAATATTATGGGTACATCTCTATGGTCTGCCATATCATCAACCATCTTCATGGTGACTGTATATTCTGGTTGAAAGTAAGGTAGTATCTGTTCTACGATTTGCAATGCATCATTCATATTCTTAGTTAGAATAGTTAATGTGAAGTTTAGATTGTAAGGTGCAGGTGCGTATTGAAAACCTTTTTTACCATTTGTTTCCATTATAGGTTTGACTGCCCTTATGAGTTTGTTCTGTTGTCTCTGTACATCATATTCAAAACCTGTCAATTCAAATGCCATCCTTGGCAACGATATTGCACTCCTATTTCTATCTGATAGATTCGCCTCTTCAGCAATTCTATCTAAAAACTTTTGTTTAGGACCATATGATATTGGTACCATAGGAGAAGATAAGACTGTTCCGTCTGATTTGATTTTCTTGAATTGAATGTTATTAAACATTGTACCAAATACTGATACGCATCGTTTAATAGTTTCATTGTAAAAATATGTACCGAACATTATGGTTCACCAAATGGGTTTGTTTCTGATAAGTCTAAGTATGATGAATCTTTATTCTCAAAGTCTAAGTTCTGAGCGGCTGCATCATTGTTGAATGTCATTCTATCGTCTATAGATGAGATAGTAAATGTTGCGCCATTGGCACCATTTAATACATCGCCAACTTGTAGTGTTGTTGTGATATCTTTTGCGAGAAGTTTACTTGTCGGTTGATTCCAAGATACAACTTCTGCAACAACTGTACCATTGAGTGCGAGAGTTTCATTCGCAATATAGTCTGTTGCATTACCATTGTTCATTGTCATATTCAATGAGTATGCTTGTTCATCTTCTATCAAGTCTATGTCACCAATTCCAGTATCGAAATCTTCTTGACTGTATTCAAACAGTTCACATCTTAGTTTAAATACAAACAGTTTACCTACTTGATAGAAAGGGTCTTCATGTTCTACAAATTTAATTTCAAACATAGAACCACTAAGAGGGAAGTAGATTAAATCTCCTTCGTTTGGTCTAAATGATGTTGCGAGATTTGAGTCTAGTGAGATGAATCTTTCCCAACTTCTTAATGATATAACAAAGGTCGCCTGGTCTCTAATCTGTAAACCAAACTTAGACATAAGGTCGCCTTCGCCTTCGAAACCATCTGTATTCTCAATGTACATTTCAACTGAGTATGCATCACCAAATTTAGATTGCACATCTTCATTGAGTATACTATCCTCTTCGATAACTTGTCGAGGTAGATACATTGTCTCGTGACCATACATTCTTAAAGACTCAACAACTAAATCTTCATAGAGATGTTGTTCAGAATTTACTGCATGATTAAAAAATACATTTGTTGCCATAATTTATTAGCCCATCATGTCCATGGGTAACATGTCATGATTTAGTCTTGCCTCTTCTTCGAGTCTTGTTATTTCTTCTTGTGCCTCTTGTTTCATCTGTTGTCCATCTAGTGTCACACCACCTGGTAATGCGATACCTGAGAATTTAGATAAGTTCTCTCCCCACTGATATTTACATAATGCAGTTGCATATTTTTTTAACCACATGTCATTGTATACATCTGTAAAGTTATTTGGGTCTATCTTTCTATAACATTCAATAACAATATACTCACCTTCATGTACAAAGTTTGAGTCCATGTGTAAGTATAATCTGTTTTGATGTTGATTGTAATTGATTGGTGTTCTACCAATAAGAATGTGATTCATTGTTTGAATCTGTTGTTGAACCATTTCATAGTGCAACATGTTAGTAGCGTTCATACTATATAAATCATTTAATCTTAACTGATATCTAATGTCCCACATGTTGAGCGCTGACTTATCATTGAATGGAAATATGTTCATAACTGCCATAACAAACTCTGGAAGAACAATGTAATTTTGTTGTTGTTTGAATTGTTCGTCTGTATATGCGTGAGTACCAGCTGCGCTTTCAGTGAATGATTCATCACTCTTCATTGTTTGTTTTTTGGTACCTGTCATCTGATGTTTTAGATAACATTTAATCGTTCCATCGTAATGATAATTGTAGAAGTATTGAAGTGCTTCGTCTATTCTATCATCAAACTGGTCTTCATCGATGTTGATTTCCAGAACAGGTGCACCAAGTTTTCTTTTGATGTACTCTTTGAATGTTGCTTTACTGTTTGGAGTTGCCATAGTAGTATTTCCTGTTTATACTACTATTTATATGAATTCTAATCTTGGAAAAAAGTTTTTGTTTGTAGTCTATCTATCTTCTCATCTATACGCTCTATAGAATCGATAATTCTCTGAAAAGACTTCTCCATCTGTTCTCTAGTGACATAATCCTTGGCGATTTCTTCTCTTGTTTTATTGATAAGAATATCCATTCTCTTTTGTTCAGCAAAGATTCCTCGAATCATCCATCCGACAGGAACTACTACAACAGTAAGAACAATATTCCAAAGTAAGTGTGGGTCTATGACTATATCCATATTGTTATTTATGAATATGACTACTGTATCAACTTACCAAATCTATCTGTTCTGAACACTAAACCCATGTTTTCTTTATGCCATTCTTCGCCATTCTCTTCAATAAGAGTTTCTCCATCGGGATGTTGAATCTCTATATTAAACGATATACTATATCTATCTTTATCTGTCGTGTTTGGTTCAACCATATGCATGGTGCCACTAGGAAATAAAAGTATGTCTCCAGTTTTTGGTTGCCAACCCCAAGATTCTTCCATTCTAGGTGAAGATAGAGCCATTCCAACATAGTGTTTAGTTGTTTCTATAAACTTAATATCTCCCTCGTCTCCGTCTGCCCTAATATAACATGCACCAGAATAAGTACAACCATTATGTAAATGTGGTGCATTATATCCACCTGGATAGTTTATGTTTCCCCATGAGTTATGCATAACACATTGAGCAGTTCCTTTTTCAAATCCACAATAACCCATAATCTCTTCCGTCACTGTTCTTTTAATTTGTCTCATCAACTTATTGAATATGGGATTGTTATCGATACCATCGTTTGATTGCCAACCGAGACCTTTATTAGACCTTCTTCTACCTTCACGGTCTCTAGTTCTCATAGCGTCCATTTCATCCTTCAACATTTGAAAATACTCTGGCGTCAATCCTTCCACTTTGTCTTCTGGATTATATAACCATTCTCTAATACAAATTACTGCTGGACTAAATAATTTAATCGCCATCTATTTCTCCTTTATGAAATGGACACTCTGGTGGAGGTTCCATTTCTTTGAAATTCTTACCTTTTTGTTTCCAATGTCCTTCACTTCTATATGCACCCATATTGTTGGGTTTCTCTTTTAATAGTTTATCGTACTTCTCTCTGTTTACTTGGTCCATGCTAGGAAGTTCTTGTACTCTTTCTTCGGTTCTATCTTTGTGCCATCCAGCAGTGTCTTTTAACTGATAAGTCGATACCCATTCTTCTCTTTTAAAAGGTATAACTTGAACTAGGGGAGTTCCTTTTGGTATAACAAACGAATGACTAACTTTAGGATAGAAAATAATTTGTGAATTGTCTTGATTGATATTAAAGTCATCTGTATCTATAACACCTTGCCATGTTGCAAAATGATTGTTTTGAAATAAAAAGGGGTCTAAATAGAAACAAGAATAACCTTTTGGCGTTATTATATTCCAAGCATTTCTCATTTTAAATGCATCTTTAATTGGACCTTCTTCCCCCAAATAACTGAATGAGTGTGCAAACTGAGCTGCAGGATGAGAAGGAGATGCTTGAGATTGTGAAACCTCTTTGCCAAATTCTTGAGTATATGTTTTGCCGTTATCAAAAACAACTTCCATATCTCTATTTGCAAGAATATACCAACCAGATTTTAACCAATCATCCATTGCCGGACAAGCACGAATAGTCTGTATTCTTTGTCCTCTATCGTGTTGAAAGACTTTCATCTTTTTCCACCAATCAGGACTTAACGATTTAGCAAGAACTGGTTTCCAGTCTCTAAGACTCTCTTCGTTAAATGTAGTGAAATCTATCGTTGGCATTATATAATTCTTCCTTATCTACTAGTTCTATCTCGTCACCCCTAAGTACGATAGAACATCTATCTGCATATCGAGCTCGTTCTGTTGGTGCATCTGCACCATGTGGTATTCTTCCATCAAACATTAACAATCTGTTTGGTTTAAACTCTATACTTCCTATAGAATGTTTTTCTATGTGTTCTTCTCTTCCATCTAAACCGGCTTGATAAACACCTTTATCATAAAATCTTAAATCTCCACCCCATGCAGGATTCCAGAATTTATTGTAGTAATATAGAAATGATAGGTTCCATTCATCTTGTTCATCACAATCACAATGAGTTGTACCATGTTGACCATGAGTTTGAGAATTGGTTCCCATATACTGAAATCTTTTCCATTTAAAACCAAAGTCTGTACATATTCTTCTGTTCAACCATCTAGCGTGTTCTACACTTTCGGTTGTTTCTCCATATTCCATTTCTGGATTACCATAATCATCTGTTTTAAAGAATGATGCACCCCAAAGTTGATGATGAGGTAAACCTGTGGGATGTTGTGCGTTTACTTGATTTTGTTTAGCCCACCTAGGACCCTCAGAAGTTTTACGATGAATCCATCGATGTATAGAAGTCTCTAAGTAATCATCGATTACATAGACTTTATTTCCTAAAGGAAAGTCTTTAATAGTAAAAGGTTTATCTACCTTGACTATTTCTAGGGACATAAACTACTCTATTAATGCTTTTTGTGGAGGTGGGAATCTATTAATATATTCTTCTACATCTGGAAGTAAATCTTCTCTAGTTGATTTTACATCATTCATAACATTTACATAGATGTTCCACAGTACATCATAGTATTCCAATACTCTTCTTGCATCTGACCTTAAAGGATGATTTGAACCATCTCTACCTGCAGCCATAACATCTACCAGACTTTCAAATCCATAAGATTGAATTTGTTGGTCTAAGTAATTTCTACCAACATCATTAATTTGTTGACTGTATTGATTGGATAATGTCACATCGGAAGGTGGAACAGAATTTTCAATGTAGTTTTCGATTGCATCTAACTCAACATCTGTTAATGAAATTTTTTCTTGTTCATCAAACTGAACATTGTCTTTCCATTCCATAATCTTGACTTCGATGTCATCATAGATAAGAACATCATACTCAAACCCCAAATTAGGTTTATCGACATTATCATGTCTCCATTCTAGGCCATTTGGTTTTCTAATAGTGAGATGACCATTCTCACAATAAATTAACATATTCATAACAACTCCATAATTTAGTTTTGATGTTTGTTTTTAAATCTTTCATACATATTTAGGTGTTCTATTTCAGAAGTATCCATACCTTCAATCCAAGGACCGCCTCTAGTATAATGTATAGCACAAGCACGCCACTTTTCTTCTTGTGTATCATGCCCCTCAGTTATAACATACCATTCTGGTATTTCTGATATCTTATCTGTCCATTCAAATTGATGTAGATATTTACCACTTTCAGTATTGATAACTTCTGGTGTAAGTTTTTTACAGTCTTCATGACCATTATTAAATATCATTAATGATGACCAAAGTTTTTTAGGATAAGATACATTCTTTTCACCGTTAAATTTTGTTTCAGCATAAGTATCAAAATCATACTGAACACATGCAACTGCATCATCTAAATCTAAGTAGTAGAACATTGGTAAGATACTTTCATTGAATAGTATATCATCATCAATAAAAATACTAAATCCTTCATAGTTTTCTAAGTAAGGAATTAAGAATCTACTATATGTGAACTCTGTTGATTGAGCTGCATACTCTCTATTATACTCTGGAATCTTTGATATGTCAAGAAACTTTATCTCAGGAGTCCAATCTCCTAATATATCATGTACATCACCACGACCTGCTCCAAATAATATACTACTCTTAAGACATTTAGCACTTAGTTCTGCAATGTCTTTGTGTCTACTATCATATCCGACATAGATTGTCAAGGGTTTGCCAGCAGAAAGTTTATTTACTTTTTTATTGAAGTCTGTCACATCTCCTCTGAAGTTCATCTTCAATAAGTCACTATGTATTTCTAAATATCCACGAGTGAATGAAAACGACATTGAGTAGTGGGCTGCATTTCTTTCTACAAGTTGCGACTTCATTTCCTCAATCATTTCATCTATGGGTGTTTCTGGAAGAGGTATAGCATCGTGGTCATCCCATATCCATAAATCTAAGTCTGGGTCATCCATAGTTTCGAAAACACCTGAACGAACAGAACCTGGATGTATAGATAATTGATACATTCGTTCATCTCTGGAGTTCATACCTGCTGTAGCTACAGTACCTTGAATTGCATTCCATAGACCTTCTTTTCTGATACTATCGACTAACCAATGTGCCTTTGCACCATGATAATATACAGCATTAAGACTACCATCTTGTTGTTCGCTTAACTTAGTACCTGTAAATTCTTCTATCTTTTGATATTCATCATTTGAATTTTTAAAATCCATACCTGCAATTCCTGGTTTTGGATTTTCGGGTGGTGCAGTGTATCCTTTAGAAAGAAAGTAATGATATGCCCATGAATGAGATTGTAGTTTGTTCCAACCAAGAAACTTTTGTTCCTTGATTAACTTAGTCATATCACCCCATTTGACCTGTTTTAATTTTCCTGTTTTGTTCGCTGTCACCCATTTTAAAGATTTATATGCTTCTGTTTCTTTATAATCTTTTGATACATCAAAAGAACCCAACTGAACATGTGTGTTCTTATCTGTTGGATCCCAATCTTTGAGAAGTTCCTTTGTGTGCTCGAGTGAGTCTGATTTTACGCTCATAATATAGTTCCTTAATTTCTACACTAATATTTAGTGATTAGGAATTAACAGGTGTTCCTGGCCATGTTTGTGACAATGAACCATCCCAACGGATAACAGGTGTTTGACCTTGTCTAGCATATGTACTAGGTGACCTATGTTGATAAGTCGTTGGTGTCTGACCTTGTCTAGCATATGTAGAAGGACTTCTATGTTGATAAGTCGTTGGTGTTTGACCTTGTCTAGCATATGTAGAAGGACTCTGATGTTGATATGTAAGAGGTGTCTGACTATTTGCAGGATTTCTGTAAGTAAACGGACTTCTATGGTCATATGTTAAAGGAGACCTGTGGTCATATGTCAACGGACTTCTATGGTCATATGTAAATGGAGTCTGATTATTTCTTATAAACGGATTCTGAGCATTTACAGGATTCTGATAGTTCGCTGTTGTTTGTCTGTTTCTAATATTAGGTTCTTGTTGAGCTCTAATATTAGGTTCTTGTTGTGACCTTATGTTTGGTTCTTGAGCATTTCTAATAAACGGATTTTGTGCATTAGCAATATACGGAGATTGTGCATTTCTAATATTAGGTTCTTGCGTTACCGTTTGACCTGAACGAATATTAGGTTCTTGTTTTGCCCTAATATTAGGTTGTTGAGCATTACTAGGTGATTGAGCATCTCTAATATTAGGTTCTTGTTGATTCTTAATAGTAGGTTGTTGAGCACTCTGCTGTTTGTTTCTAATATTAGGTTCTTGTTGTGACCTTATGTTTGGTTCTTGTGCTGACTGTTGCGCTGAACGAATATTAGGTTCTTGTTGTGACCTTATGTTTGGTTCTTGTGCATTTGAAGTGGTTTGTGCGTTTGCAATATAAGGTGTTTGTCTGTTTCTAATATTAGGTTCTTGTGCATTTGCAGTGTTTTGTCTGTTTGCAATATAAGGTGTTTGTGCATTTCTGATATTAGGTTCTTGAGCTGCACTAGCCCCTTGTGCATTAGCAATGTAAGGAGTCTGAAAGTTTCTGATATTTGGTTCTTGAGCAGACTGTTGAGAATCTCTTATATTAGGTTCTTGTTTGTTCTTAATTGTAGGTTGCTGAGCATTACTAGGTGACTGAGCATCTCTAATATTAGGTTCTTGTTGGTTTCTAATATTAGGTTGTTGTATGCTTCTAATATTGGGTTGCTGATTGTTCCTTATATTAGGTTCTTGATTATTCGCAATGTATGGACTCTGGAAAGTATAAGGTTGTTGACCAGTATAAGGAGTCTGACCATTCTTAATAGTAGGTTGTTGATTATTTCTAATATTAGGTTGTTGATTATTCGCAATATAAGGACTCTGGAAAGTATAAGGAGTCTGACCAGTATAAGGAGTCTGACCAGATGCAATATATGGCGACTGATATGTAAATGGTTGTTGACCAGTATAAGGTTGCTGGCCATTAGCAATAGACGGAGTTTGCACATTAGAAGTGCTTGGCGATTGAGCGATGCCAATTAGAGGTTGCTGTGGCATTAGATTTTACTCCCTAATCTTAATTTAATTATCATCTTCATTATTTTTGCCCAATTGGTAGACCTTGGTTGTTAAAGTTATGTGCTAACATTCCATTAACAAAGAAGTTCGAGTTATCTTCAATATCAGTTAAGTTATAAACTTCCATTTCTGAATGTTCTTCTACTGATACTATCTCTAGTCCCATTTCATCTTGTCTATCAAACATTATTCCATCTAACATACTGAATACACTATCTCCAACTGTAAGTTCATGTGTTTCTATATCTTCCATCCAACTATGTTCTTTGACTGATTTCTCAACATCAAATGCACCCCATTCGCCATTTGGTAGCATCAATGGGTGAGTATCAGTCATCTGTAGAATTCTACCATCTGAGAATGTTATATCCCATATAGAACTGATTGGTTGAGGATTAATTTGTTGTATTCTCTTAGGTTCAAGTAATTTAGTACTTTCGTTCCAAGACATGACCCATTGACCAATAACACATGACTCGATAGGTGCATGTGAACCATCGCCTAACCATATCATTGAACCTGGAGCGAAGCAACCTCCGCCTCCTCCTCCACCACCAAAGGTAAACGGATTTCTGTATCCATAAGATGCAGGAGACTGATTGTTTGCAATCGAAGGCGTTCTATGTTGATAAGTGAAAGGATTTCTTCCACTAAATGGGTTTCTAGCAGAGTTTGGTTGTCTTGCCTGATAAGTGAACGGTTGTCTTGCACTAAATGGTTGTCTAGCACTATTCGGTTGTCTTGCCTGATATGTACTAGGTGACCTGTGATTATATGAACTAGGCGACCTATGGTCGTATGTAAATGGTTGTCTTGCACTAAATGGGTTTCTAGCAGCGTTAGGTTGTCTTGCCTGATATGTACTAGGTGACCTATGTTGATATGTACTAGGCGACCTATGGTCATATGTATATGGTGACCTGTGATTATATGTAGTAGGTGACCTATGGTTGTAAGTAAACGGATTACGATATGTAAACGGTGACCTATGGTCATATGTAAATGGCGACCTATGTTGATAAGTAAACGGACTTCTATAAGGTGACCTATGGTCATATGTACCAGGTTGTCTATTGTTGTAAGTACTAGGATTCTGGTAAATACTTGGCGACTGATGCTGATAACTACTAGGTTGTCTGTTCTGATAGGTACTCGGATTCTGGTAAATACTTGGCGACTGATGCTGATAAGTACTAGGTTGTCTGTTCTGATAGGTACTTGGATTCTGATAGATACTCGGTGACTGATGTTGATAAGTCAACGGACTTCTATGCTGATAAGTGAACGGACTTCTATAAGGCGACCTATGGTCATATGTCAACGGACTTCTATGGTCATATGTAAACGGACTTCTATAAGGTGACCTATGGTCATATGTTAAAGGAGACCTGTGATTATAAGTAAACGGATTACGATATGTAAACGGTGACCTATGGTCATATGTAAATGGTGACCTATGTTGATAGATGAACGGACTTCTATAAGGAGACCTATGGTCATATGTATTAGGTTGTCTATTACTATATGTAGAAGGTGACCTATGGTCATATGTAAATGGTGACCTATGTTGATATGTCAACGGACTTCTATGTTGATATGTCAACGGACTTCTATGATTATATGTAGAAGGATCCTGATATGTTCTAGGGTCTCTATATGTAGAAGGCGACCTATGTTGATATGTGCCAGGTTGTCTAGCATTTCTAATATTAGGTTCTTGTTGTGACCTAATATTTGGTTCTTGTTGATTTCTAATATTAGGTTCTTGTGCATTTACTGGATTTTGATAAATCGCAGGTTGTCTTCTATCTCTAATATTAGGTTCTTGTGCATTAGCAATATAAGGATAAGGATTCTGTTTGTTTCTTATATTAGGTTCTTGTGCATTAGCAATATAAGGATAAGGATTCTGTCTGTTTCTTATATTGGGTTCTTGTGCGTTTGCGATATAAGGATAAGGTTGTTGAACACTCTGTTGTCCAGAAGCATTATTCCAACCGGTAGGCGTCTTTACATAAATCTGGTCTGCAGCTTTCCATGTGCCTGAGTCTGTTTTTACCCATGCACCTCGGGTTGCATTCCAACCGGTTGGTGTTTTTACCTTTTGTGAGCCTGTCGCCATATTATATAGTCCTTAAAATACTATTCTATTTATTAAGAGTAAAGAACCCATAAATCGCCAACTGCGCCATCACTTCCGCCTGGTGCTGATGTTGACTGATATATGTTTCTCGCTGTGCCACCACTGTTTGTTGCATTTGTAATTGTCAATGCGCCAGTGTTTACTGCACTTGGGGTAATCGTTAAATCACCTGTTGATGCACCTGTAAATGTTCCTGTTCCGAATGTGACTGCATCAGCACTTTCATCCCAACCAATAAATACATTGGCATCACTTCCTCTTTCGATAACAAAACCTGAATCGCCTGAAGCAGAACCACTATTACCTGTCCCTAACTCTATAAGTTGGTCTTCGATAGTTGTATTTGTTGCCGAATTGGTTACTGTTGAACCATTAACTGTTAAGTCGCCTGTGAGAACTAAGTTTCCAAATTGAACATTACTTGATGTTCCAACTGCCTGTCCAATAGAGATTGTTGCGGTTGCACCTTCTCCAGAACCACTTACTGAGACACCAGTTCCTTGACTTACACCTGCAATATAATTACCTGTTGTGTCTGTTCCAAGTGCGACTGAGTTAGCAGCGACTGTAGTAGAGATACTAACATCACCTAAATTGGTCATTGTAGCAGAACCTGTCACATCGCCTGTCAAGGATATTGTTGGGTCACTAACATTCAAATCAATTGTGCCATCTGCATCTTGATATGTTGCAGTAATACCACTTTCAGTATTACTTGAGAACATCGCCCCAGCGATATCTTGTACATTCTCTGTTGATAATTGAGTGTTAGTTGTTGTGACTGAACCACCCAATGCAACTGATTGACCATCAATTGTTATCGTACTATTAGCAAGTTTTGCGTTTGTAATTGAACCTGCAAGTTTGGATTGATTGATTGACCCTGCCAACATGGCATTAGTAATGTCGTTATCACCAATAACAAAGTCAAGATTACCATTTGTATCATCGTATGATACTGAGATACCTGTTTCGGTACCATCTAACATACCACCAACAATGTCTTCGACTTGTTCTGTTGTTAATTGTGTATTTGTTGTAGTTATATTACCACCAAGTGATACTGCTGTACCATCAATAGTGATTGAAGAATTAGCAAGTTTTGCGTTTGTAATACCACCTGCAAGTTTGCCTTCATTGATAGACCCTGCCAACATGGCATTTGTGACACCAAGTGCTTTTACTTGAACTGCATCTGAATCTAATTCGATTGAACTATCGTCAACCCCTACTGCAAGAACACCACTTGAGAATGAAAGACCATTACCAGCGACTGAAGAAGACAATGCGATATCATTTGCGTTTGCAGTAATACCGTCTCCCCCAATAACATTAACTGTCACATCACCAGAAGTTCCCCCACCAGTCATACCAGTTCCAGCAACTACTGAAGAAATATCACCAGCATCGTTTGTGAAACTAATTACACCAGTTGAACTGTTGTATGATAAGTCACCACCAGCAGATATTAAACCTCTAACATGTGATGTTGATACTGCAAGGTCGATTGCACCATCGTTTGCATCGTCATAAGATGCAGTAAGACCTGTATGTGTACCATTGGTTGCAATTTGAGCACCAACTGTATCTTGTATATTCTCGTAAGGTACTCTAATCTCTAAACTTCCATTTGCATCGTCATATGTCATAGCGACATTGACACCAGAAGTTAGTAGAGCATCTACTCTATCGTCTACTCTTTCGTTTGTGAAGTATAGGTTACTTGAACCTTCTGTAATCTCGTCTGTATTATCTTTACCTGCAACTGAAGAGTCTACATATGCCTTGATTGATTGTTGCGTTGCAAGATGAGTATTACTATTAGAAGCCATATTGTCTTGGTCTAAGACAGCAGTACCCGAAACTGTTCCATTTAGAATTGGAGTCGTTATTGTTTTGTTTGTTAAGTTTTGTGCAGTAGTTAAATCTGCTGTTATCGAAGTATCGATTGTCACATCGTTTGCATTTGCGATAAGACCATTACCTGCAACAACATTTACAGTGACATCGCCACTTGTTCCGCCACCTGTTAGACCAGTTCCTGAGACTACACTTGTTATGTCTCCAGTTGGAACTGTTGCAACTTGAGCGTCAACATATGCTTTAACTGATTGCTGACTTGGAAGTTTAGTAGCACTATTACTAGACATATCATCTTCATCAACTAATGCGTTTGTAATTCTTGCATCTGCTCTTGTATTTGTGAAGTATAAATTACTTGAACCTTCTGTAATCTCGTCTGTATTGTCTTTTGTTAGAATACTTGCATCTACATATGCTTTAATTGATTGTTGAGTAGCGGCATGAGTTGCTGAGTTTGAAGACATGTCATCTTCATCTTTGAAGTTGACTGCAATATCGTCTGCATTTACAGTAATACCTGTACCAGCACCAATGTTTAGTGTTGCATCACCTGAACTTGCAGTACCAGTTAAACCAGCACCAGCGTTCACACCTGTGATGTCACCTTGTTGTCCGTTAATTGTTAGTGTGCCAGCAGCGTCATCATATGTTAATGAGATACCTGTTCCAGCAGTTAGTAGAGAATCAACTCTATCGTCAACTGCCTCGTTGACAGCGGCGCCAGTAATTAAACCAGCAGATGTTATGACCTCAGTAGTTCCTACTGTTAGACCATTTTTGATTATGAAATTTTTACTTGTCATTAGATAGTGCCTCCATCAATGGTGGCGTTAGATAGTCTCGTATCAAATGAAGAGTTGAATCTTGAAGTAGTCATATACAGGTTAGTTGAACCTTCTGTTATATCGTCTGAATCCACATTGGATAACGCACCTGGTACGATTTTTCCACTTGAATTTATGACTTCAGATGACCCTACTGATAACCCATACTCGATTACAAATGTTTGTGTTGTTGCCATTGCTTGTGTCCTTTTGTAAAAGTATTAGTAATTAATACTATTATTTATAGATTGGTGTCGTTCTAAAGACCTCATTTTCCCTAATAAAATTCAATTAGTTATAACTATTTTATACAGCGTGGTCTATTCGCTTAAAATTATAAACTGTGGAGTTTGTACTGGCAGAAGTGACTCTCAATCTGAGATTGCCCGAGTTGATATCTACTGAGAAACTTCCTAACTCACTAGATGTACCTTGTAGGACTGTACCAAACTGCGTTATACTTGCGTTAGTACCGTCGTGTATTACATGAACCTCTGTTATCTCATAATCACCACCAGTAGCGTCTGAGACTGTTATAGTATACTTTGCACCTCTATAACTTGCAATCGCCATTGTATCTAAATTTGTGATAGTAGTCGATGTTGTAGTCACTGTACCAGAAGTAAGTCCTGAACCAGCATCTTGAAAAGATAAAGTACCAGAACCATTAGTCATTAAGACTTGGTTGTTAGAACCATCTGAAGTTGGATATAATAATCCACCTGCTGTTAGTGTTGAAGAAGTTAAATCTCCAAGTTTTAAATCAGCAAGTGCATAACCAGAACCACTAGTATTAACTGTAGTTCCTGGTTCTACCTCTAAACCATCGAATAATGTCCATGTAGAATCCGATGCATCTCTGAATAGACCTGTGTACTCAGATGCACCACCATCTGATAAACCATCGTTGTAGTTTCCGTAGAAACCAATATCGATTAGGTCTGAACTAGTATTTTGATTTGCGAACTCAAACATTGAGTCGCCAACAGATGTCGTTGTAGAATTGACTGTTAAAGTTGTCCCTGTAACCGTTAAGTCACCTGCAACTGTTAAATCGCCATCTACTTGGGTGTTTAGTTTTGACTGTACACCTAAATCTGCGAAAAATTTTACTTTCGATGCCATGGTGTTATTTATGTAATTTATCTACCGACAAAAAAAAGGGGACTCTAAAGTCCCCCTTTTCATAATATATTACTGAATTTAAGCTTCGACTGTAGTTCTGTTAAACTTAATAACCGTTGAGTTTGTACCCGCCGGTGTACATAGTAGTCTAACATTGTCTCCATTAATGTCTGCATCAAATGTCGCTAAGTTAGTATCTTTAAGCGTTCCGTATTGTGTTAATGTCACGGTAGAACCGTCATGTACTAACATTATCTCTGTTGAGTGGAAATTACTTCCCTCTGACATCGCCACGATATATCTCGCAGCTCTATAGGTAGCATGAGCAAAGTTATCAAGTGAGAATTCAGTAGTAGCAGTTTTAGTGATACCACCTGTTGTTGTATTCTCGTCTTGAATCTCTTTACCTGTTTCTATTCTATCTGTACTAGAGTTATAAGACATGTGACGGATGAATTCAGCGAGTTTAAAACTTCTTGTTATAGCCATTTTCTATCCCCCTATGATTGTCTTATTTGGAAAGTATTAACCGTTGTGTTGGTGTTAGCAGGTGTACATAAGAGTCTCATGTTTCCTGAATTAACATCAGCTGTCAACGAAAATAATGAAGCAGTACTGAATATATCGCCATATTGAACGAAATATGCATTGGATCCATCATTGATTAATAATACTTCGGCTGAATGTGTTCCTGCACTCGCATGAGTGGCAGTAATAACATATTTAATACCTTTATTAGATACTGCATTACTTGATAATACTTGATTAGCAGTAGTTGCACTAAAGACACTATTTGTATAGTATCCTTGTACTAAATTAGCAGCGGTAACTGCTACTACTTCTAATGTATCACCTGCAATTGCATTTTCTTCCAGTGTGATTGTTGTGGTGTTGGTTGCAGTATAATCTGCACCAGCATCAACTAACTTAACACCATTAAGGAATACTTGTTCTGAACCTACAGTGTAAGACAATGCATTACTGTCATCATCGTTACCTGTAAATACAGTTTGGTTACCCGAAACGGTGTATTTGTAAATTGAAACACCTGAACCACCTAAAGTTGCAAATGAAACTGTTCCTGAACCATTGGTTTGAAGAACTTGTCCATTTGAACCATCACTGGTTGGAAATGTTATAGCGTCATTAATCTGTAGAGATGTTGGGTTAGACCCAATCTCTACAACAGCAGCAGAACCATCATTCTTCTCGGTATAAAATCTACCGTGATAAGTATTGACAGCCAATTCCCCTAGTGATAAATCACCAGTACCAGGAACTGCGTTCTGAGTCGAACTTCTTTTAAACTGTATAACTGTTGCCATTTCTATCTCCTATTGAAAGTGTGTTAAAGAATATTAATTAAAATGTTCCACCGTCAATAGCAGTAATGGTAACTGCACCACTTGATACTGTAAAGTTAGCACTAGCAAAACTAGCGATACCTTTATTAGATGTCGTTGCATCTTCTCCAGTAATGGTTGCTGTACCACCTGAGTACGCTACATCCATACCTTCGCCAGCAGCGACAATTACAGAACCTAAGTTAGAAGCAGTTGATACTTCAGCAGCAATCGTAATTGCACCTGCACCATTAGTGATATCAATACCATCACCAGCAGTAAGAGTAGCAGCATCCATTAAACCTGAAGATGTGTCACCAATTAAGATTTGACCATCTGTAGGAGCTGAACCTGCATAACTGTCAATACTTCCACTCATACTTGCGTTAGCAAGAGTTAAGTTTCCGAATTTACCTGCCATAGCAGTTCCAGAGAATACTGAAGAACTATCTGTTGCACTTGTTAGAGCGACAAAAGAACCATCTGTATCATCCATACCAAAGAAACCAATTTTAGCACCACCGGAGTTGTACTTAAATTTAATACCTCTGTCTAGGTTATCGTCTGAACTATCTGAACCAATTTCGAATACAGGGTCAGCGATATTTACTGTTGTTGAGTTTACTGTTGTTGTAGTACCATTAACTGCCAAGTTTCCTGTGACTGTTAAGTTACCAGATGTTGTTAAAGTTGCAGTTGTAATATCGTCTGATATTAAGTTTCCTGAAACTGTTAAGTTATTTGCGACTGTCACATTGTTTGGAAGACCAACTGTTAAAGTTTGTCCTGACATTGATGTTTCAATCTCGTTTGCTGTACCAGCGATTGTTAGTGACTGAGAGTCTAAGTCTACTGCACCTGTTCCACTGTCACCAGCCATATCTAAGTCTGAAGCGGTTACACTACTGTCTACATATGCTTTTACTGATTGTTGAGAAGGAACTTTAACTGCTGAGTTAGAAGCCATGTTGTCTTCGTCTACAAAGAAGTTAATCTTATCTAATGTCACATTACTATCTAAGATAGCTGCAGTATCTACTGCATCATCTGCTAATTTAGCAGCGTTGATAGCGTTGTTTGCGATTGTCATAACACCTGTGTCGGCCATAGTGGCGTCACCAGACATTACATTGTCAATCCATTTTGATGTTCCTGTATCATATAATAACATCGCACCATCACCTGCGGATGTGATGTTTACATCACTACCACCAGCAAGGGTTGAAGTTGTTGAAGCGAAAGAAAGATTTCCTGAACCATCTGTTGCTATAACTTGGTTAGCAGAACCGTCTGCGGTAGGCAGCGTGAAGGTTACTGAAGAACCAAGAGTATCTGCAGCTTTAAGACCAACGAAGTTTGTTCCGTTATCGGAATCTTCCATGATTTGTAAAGTTGCACCAGCAGTAGAACCATTACCAACTTTAAAGTTAGCAGGTGTTGCTGAAGAACCAGCAAGCATATCAGTATAATACTTACCACCAATCGCATGGATTAGGGCTGTAGAATTATCTGAATCTACTGATTCGATGAATAGTTTAGCAGATGCACCAGAATTACTTCTATCTTGTACATACGCCAATTCACCTTCCGATAAATCTGATATCGCCGGAGCAGATGCGCCTGTACTTCTTTTGATTTGAATTACTGTTGCCATTTTTATTTTCCTATAAAAATTAAATTAATTGTTGTGACTCAGCACTCCTGAGTCGTGAATACATAATATAAAACTGTCCTCTCACAATGAGGGTCGTTGTCTCACTGGTCGACAACCTTGATTTGTACTATTATTTAGTGTTTTAGAATGTTCCGCCGTCTATCGTAGTGGTGGTTGTCCACTTATCAGTTGACTGGTCATATGAGAGAAGACCATCATCTGTTTCAGATGCGTTTACATCTGCAAGTTCATTGATAGATTTAGCAGATAAGTCTGTTGCACCGCCTGGGTTACCAACAGTCACTTGTTTTGCTCTTAGATTTGTTGTGTTAGATAATACGCCACCTATGGTAGCGACTCTTGATACTACGCCTTTTATTGCCATTATCTGGTTACTCCTGGTGTGACTATTGCTTGACCTTCTACAACTCTTGTTGTTATACCACCAGCACTTGTTATGTTCATATCATACACATATCTTCCAGGTTCTAATGCTGATGTTTGAGTATCAGTCAAAGATAATGTCACTTTACCGGTAACATTCTCATTACTGGTAGTGAATGTGGCAGATATGGTTGAAGAACCATAGGTCTTTCTTATTTGTCCTGCTGATGTATAACCAGAGAGATTTAAAACCTGTCCTGTTGAATCGGAAACATCTACAGCAACTTGAAAGTCTGTTCCCTGGTCGATAAATAAATTTGCGATTATAGCCATATTACTATTTAGTCATCCTATTCGTCAAACGGCAAAGCAGGTACCTGATGAATTTTCTCAACTGTTGAACTATCTTTCTTAACAAAGACTTTAGTTGAAGCTTTTACAACACCATCACTATCTTTTATAAAGACTCCTTTCACTTTTGCAACTGGCGTTATTGGTCGATTAGAGTTCTCTGTTGCTTGAAATATAAACGGAGACCTGAATCCATATGGTTGTTGTCTGTTTTGTTGAAAACTATAAGACGCCTGACCTTGTGCAATATATGGTTGTCGACCAATAGTAGGATTTCTGTAAATAGAAGGACTTCTATATGAGAAAGGATATGTAAATGGTTGCCTTCTAATAACAGGGTCTTGTCTATTGTGAGTATTAAGATATTGTGCGTTATGTGCTGAAGGTGTTCTCTTATTTCTAATATTAGGTTCTTGTTGACTTCTAATATTAGGTTGTTGTTTATTTTTAAGCGCTTGTCTAATAGAAGGTGTTTGTGCGCTTCTAATATTAGGTTCTTGTTGACTCGCTGGTGTTCTTGTTATAGAAGGAGTTTGTTTACTCGCTTGATAAGCAGACTGTTTGTTTCTTATAACAGATTCCTGTTTATTTTTAATAGTAGGTTGTTGTTGATTTCTAATAAAAGGATTCTGCGTATTCGCTTGTGCATCTGCGGTGTAAGGACTTTGAGCGCTTCTAATATTAGGTTCTTGAGCAGTCTGTTGGGCGCTTCTTATACTAGGCGCCTGTTTGTCTCTAATAACAGGTTCTTGTGCGTTTGCAGTATACGGAGTTTGATGAGCTCTTTCAACCGGATTTTGTCTGTTTCTAATATTAGGTTCTTGTTGATTTCTAATATTAGGTTGTTGATTACTTTCCTGCTGATTTCTTTCAAACGGATGTTGTTTGTTTCTAATATTAGGTTGTTGATTACTTTCCTGCTGATTTCTTTCAAACGGATGTTGTTTGTTTCTAATAACAGGTTGCTGTGCCTGATGCTGTCGATTTCTTTCAAACGGATGTTGTTTGTTTCTAATAACAGGTTGTTGCGCTGGTTGTTGCACCTGTGTAGCAATAGGATGTTGGTATATGGATGGTTGTTGTCCTACTGGCATATCACATTACTCCTGGTTATTATCATCGTTTTCATCGTCTTCTGGTGCTTCGTTTTCGTAATACAGAGTCACTTTTAGCGATATTGTATGAGTTCCCATATTAGCATCTGGACTTGTAAATGTAAATGTATTAGTTGTCTCGTACTCCTTAACATCTCCACCGCTAGCATTATCACATTTCCACTTGGTAAAAGTACCATTAGTTGTACCAAAACTCCAAGAAGTGCTAGTTATTGCAGTGCCTGTAGAAATGTTTCCGCTCAGAGTACCCTCATTGAAGGTACTATGGGGTGAGGTAATTCTAGCAACAGAATAATTAGTTCCAGCATCGTCTATTTTGTATAGAAGAACAGCACTATTTGCATTAATGCTTTGCTGCTGACCATTTTGAGTACCGCCGGTATTTGTTTCTTCCAGATATGCATCAGCATTCTGTCCAGGTGGTATACCATCAGATGAAGCATAAACATATACATTAACATCATTACTTGATTCAACACAATATAATACAATCCAAGGTTCTAGACCGCTATGGTCCACAACTGAAACCTCACAATGAACTTCAGTATATGGAGCAGTCGTAGTACCAATGTTTTGCTGTTGTAATTCACTAAAGATAAACGGTGTTCGTGCATTTCTTGAGTTTTGTGTATTGACAATTACTGGAGTTGTAAATGGTGACCTATGTTGGTAAATACTCGGCGATTGATGCTGATAAATTGACGGACTTCTAAATGGTGAACTATGCTGATAAGTACTTGGCGATTGATGCTGATAAATTGACGGACTTCTAAATGGCGACTGATGCTGATAAGTACTTGGCGATTGATGCTGATAAATTGACGGACTTCTAAATGGCGACTGATGCTGATAAATCAACGGACTTCTATGGTCATAAGTGTCTGGACTTCTATGTTGATAGATACTAGGTTCTCTATTATCGTATGTAGAAGGTGACCTATGGTCATATGTAAATGGTGACCTATGTTGATAAGTAAACGGACTTCTATAAGGCGACCTATGGTCATATATTAAAGGTTCTCTATTTTGATATGTAGAAGGTGTTCGAGAAGGACTTTGGTGGTTATATGTTGAAGGACTTCTGTGGTCATATGTAAAAGGACTTCTATGTTCATATGTTAAAGGTTGTCTATTTGTATAGATGCTAGGCGTTCTAGTCTGAGTCGGTGTACGATATATCAAAGGACTTCTATGTTGATATGTAGAAGGTTCTCTATGTTGATAATTTAACTGATAAGTAAACGGTGACCTATGTTGATATGTCAACGGACTTCCATGTTGATATGTAGAAGGTGTTTGAATATTGTATATTGAAGGCGCCCTACTTGTGTATATAGCAGGCGACCTGTGATTATAGGTTTTTTGTGCGACACCTTGAGCAATTATTGGATTTTGTGCATTACTAGGCGTCTGAACATTTGTAGGTGTTCTACTTTGATATGTAAATGGTTGTGTTCCTTGAGTAGTAACCTGATAAATTCTTTGTGCGATATTCGGTTGTTGACCGGCTGCAGGTACTCTGGCTAAAAAGGGTTGCTGAAAAGTTCCACCATTCTTATCATGTTTTATAAAAATATCGTCTGACATATTTTGTTCACTATATTAAAAAGAAAAGATGACCTATCTCTTTTCCACTACCACTAGGAAGACCACTAGATAAATCTGAGTCTGTTATCACACTATAATCTAACTCTATGTCGTTACCATCTAGAGTGATACCATTACTCACTGAAGCTTCTAATGTTATCTCACCATCTGTAGTTGTATTAGTACCACCGTCTGGATTATCATTGTAGGTGAGTTTTATACCTTTATTTAGTTCAACATTTGCAGTACCATTTTGAGCTATTGTTCCATCACCACTTGCATCGAACTTAAATTGTTTAGCGACTCTGTTGTCTGTAAAGAACACAGCAGAAGCGTCTTCAGTTAAATTACTAGTACTACCAGCTTGGTCACCAGGGTTCCAAGCAGAACCACTCCATATTAGTATTTGACCAGTACTTGCACCACTATTGACATTTGCTAAATCTTCTAAGTCGATTGATGGTAAGTCTGATAGAGTTAAAGCAGTAAGAGTAGTTGCAATAGATACATTACCCTTTGCAGTCTGAGTCTGGGTACCAGTGACTGCACCTGTTAATGTGAAAGTTGAATTTGCAATTGTTAAATCTATTGCACCATCAGCGTCATCGTCATTGTAAGTTGCTGTAAGACCTGTATGTGTACCATTGTTTGCAATCTGAGCACCAGTAATGTCTTGTACTTTCTCGGTGAGTGTGACATTTGACCATGAAGAACCAGTTTGAACTAAAATTTGGTCATTAGTATTGTTTGCATCTGAAACATCGTATAAGTCATTTAGAGCAAGTTCGGTAGAAGTAATATCTCCTTTAGTCAAAGCTCTAAGAGTAGTTGCAATTGTCAAATTACCTTTTGCAGTCTGAGTAGCAGTACCTGTGACTCCACCTGTTAATGTGAAAGTTGAATTGTCTACTACTAGATTTGTTTTGCCTGTATCATCGTTGTATGTGACTGATAGACCTGTTTCAGTATTACCAGCGAACATTGCACCAGCGATATCTTCAACTCTTTCTCGCATGGGTGTGTTTTCCCATTGGTCTGTGGTATCATTATACAGTAAAACATGGTCTTCTGCAAGCGCAATAGGATGGTCTACATTTGCAAGATAATCTATATTCTTTAATGCGATTCTAGCGTCTGCTCTTGCATCTGTATAATATAGATTAGAATTATGTTCTGTTAAGTTTTGTGTTGTGTGGTTTGCAATACTTGAAACTGTACCAGTCAAAGAACCTGCGTTTGCATTACTGTCGTGGTCAGATGTTGTATCTAGTATTGTGTGAGTACCAGCAAAGTTTTTAATGTTATTAACTACAGAACTACCTGATTTGAATACTGAGTTAGTATCACCTGTTATATCATCGACACTTGTAATGTCGCCACCAGTGATATTCAATGTACCATCTGTTAGAGTTCCTACTGTTGCAGTTCCTGATACATTTGATAAGTTTGAATATACATTTGACCATCTCTTTGATGTTAAACCCAATGAATATGTATTAGTTGTTTCTGGTCTTAGATGAGAGTTTGCATAACCTGTGAATGTAATTGTATCACTAGCGGCGTTACCTAATGTTGTGTTTCCGTCTACTGTAAGGTTTGCATTTAAGGTTGTATTATCAACTACTTGAAGTGTTGATTGCATATGCACATCACCATCAATGTCTACAGCATCTAAATGAGATGTACCATTTACATCGATGTTGCCTTCGATATCTAAGAATCCTGAGAATGTTCCGTTGACTGCGCCTGTTATAGAACCACTGTTGATACTCATTGTAGAATCAGTGATAGTAGGTGCAGTTAGTGTCTTGCCTGTTGTGAGTAAGATATCATCTTCTGCAAATGTCTTACCTGCAAGTTGTATTGTATATCCAGATTCTAGTAGAGTTGTTGGTGATGAACTATCTCCATTTATAATAACACCGTTTGCATTGGTGTTATAGATTGTGTTCTCAACTGTTTTCTGGAAGAATGATGCAACTGAGTTTGCAATATTTGTTCCTACAAATGCACCAGTGTATGAGTATACATGAAGTCTATCGTTAGTAGACATTGCATTTGCTTGACCAGATGCATAAGTACCTGTTAGTGTGATACCCTCATGCGAACCTGTACCAGTAGGATTAGAAATAATGAAATCTACATCTTCTATCAAATGTCTTTCGTTTTTAAATACTTGAATCTTATCTTTTACAAAAATTAAGTTATTTGCAAACTCATCGTTACCTGTAAATAGTGTTTGGTTTGTTGATGCAACGAATACGAACTCTTGGAAGAAAAACTGTTTGTCTTCTAAAACATTGACAGCATCAACTAGTGTTCCGTTGTTTCCAGATTTTAATCCTTCCCTTAGACCAGAAACTTCACCCACATCATATGCGAGTTCGTTATAGGTAGTTCTAAAGTCTTCAATTGTTGCGAAGTTGTCTACTGTTTTAGCCATGTAATTTCTCTACTATATCTTTTAATAAGTCTTTAATTTCTGTTACCTCTTTCTTAAGAGTATTTATTTCATTCTTTTGAGTTTTTAAAAACTCTCTTCTTCTCATTGTCAACCTATACTGTTCTTCGTTAGTATTGATAATGGCATGAGAGGATTCATCCCTAATTAGGTCTGAAAATCCTTCCACTTTATGTACTATCTTACGCAAGAGCAATACACCTCAATGCAGTCACTAGTGGTACAATCGAAGTATTACTTGATTGACCAACTATCTTAACTACAAAACCTGTGAACTCTGGTAAACCTTCAGCAGTATATTCATACTCTTTAAAGTTTCTTGCATCTTTTTCGGTCACCACATCTGGTTCTCCATCTCCATTGAAGTATTCGAACCCTAAGTCATCGATAGGTGTTGTCTCGTCATTCTTTAATATCTTAAACATGAATTTTAAATCAGATTCAGGTGGTCTATAGTTATCTGCAATAACTTTCAATGTAGTTGCAGGATTCTTAAGATTCACTTTTCTAGTGATATAGACCATGGCGTTATTATCGCCATCTGGTTCAGTTGAAGGCACATGAATCATAGAACCAGTTGAACCACCAGGTAGGTCATTAGCAGAATCAATATTATTGATTCTATTCATGATACCCAAACAACCAATCGTACCAATATCAATTACTGGAGATAAGTTCTGGTTAGCACTAGTAAACTGTAATCTACATTCAAATGATTTATTATTTGTGCCACCAGTCTGTTCTTCTGATTCATTAATACTCGATGCGATAATACTAGGTCTTTCGAAATAGTTATTGTCATTTAATGTAATGAATTCATTCTTTGAGCGTAATGTAAATGTTGAATCTAAATTATTATCTTCAGGTGAATTAGTTCCTGTTCTTCTAACACTTGACAATAATGTTGTGTCTTTATATGTTAAAGAAGGTATCATTGTATGCAATACATCATAGTACATGTTAGTAGTTGCATATGCTTGGTCACCACCAGCAATAGTTGATTCAACTGCATTGGTATATGATAAGTGATATGATGATAAGTCTGGTGTACATGCAAATGAGTCGATACCATAATTATTGATACTACTGAATACTTTATTAATTGAATCTACAGGGAAACCACCCAATGTATCTCCAACACTTGATAATGTTATAGTTGCATTGTTTGAACCATCATAGTTATTAATAGTGATAGATTCGTTTGCAGTATAACCTACACCTGGGTCTTTGATTGTCACTGAACTAATTTGATTTCCACTATTAACTGTTATTGTATCAATCTTAAGTCCTGTACCAGTACCACTGTAGGTATATCCTGTGGAATCCCAATTGGCGCCACTATTGTTATATGTACCAGCAGTTGGAGTTCCTGTTGTTGAACCTGCTACAGTTAATACACCATTCTTCTTATCTCCTTCTACGCCATATATAACAACATTCGATTGATTGTCGTACATACCATGTGAGTAAGAGTATACTCTAAAGAATGATTGATTAGAAAAAGTTTCTATTGAATTATTCTGCAATTTCTTAGGTGGTAAATGTGCGTTGTTAAACACGATGTTTGCAGCTGTAGTTGTATTAAACTTAGCGACTCTCATATTAAACTTCAAGTCATCTGTTTGTTCTGCTGTCCATGTAGATGCGTTCTGAGACATGAACAATGAACCAGCGTATGGTTGTCCTGATATTGTCTGTCCAGTAATTAAATCTGTTTCGCCCATTCTGGAAATGAAACACTCGTAATCTGTTGAGTTAGTATACACAACAAAACAATATTCATGTTTGTCTTCTAGGTATACAGGTGACTCAAATGTAAATGTAGTTGCGGATGAACCATCATCTGAAGTATTGACTTCATCTGGATTCTTTGTCACAATTGAGAATGGTATAGTTGTCTGTCCTGGATATCCATTTATCATATTTCTGATTTCTACTGATACAGGTAAACTAGTTGCCTTACTCTTAAAGAATACATCTATAGATGTTAGGAACATACCGCCATCAGATTCTACCATGAATGATTCTGCTAATGGGTCTTGCCAACCTCTTGGTTCTACTGGAATATCAAAGTCAAATATTCTTCTGTCTTCTCTTGGAAGAACCATTAAATCAGCGGGTGGGAACCTTGGAGGTAATGGTACAGGAGGTGGTACAGGAACAGGCACCGGCGGTGTAGGCACAGGCACAGGTACCGGAACTGGTACAGGGACTGGCACAGGCACAGGCACCGGATTCGGCACTGGCACATATACCGGAGTTGGTGGCATAGGTGGTGGTGTCGGTGGTATTGGTGGAGGCGGCGCAATAGGTGGTGGTGGGGGTGGTAATGAACCATCTCCTGTCACATTTAATCTTTCACCTCTTCTTGTAATTGTTCTTTCGCCTGATAATCTTTCTGTCACCACTCTACCATTTCTAGTAGATACTATTTCTGTTTGTGAACTATTTAAGAGACCTTGTGCTTGATAAATCTCTGCACCCATTGAATCTGGATTACTTTGATTCGATGACTGAGATGTTATCTTTAATTCTCTTTGTCCTGTTGGGAATCTTTGGAAGTTGTCATTAGGTATTAAGAACTTACATTCTACTTTACCATTACCATTTGTTTTTATTCCAACACCCTTGTTTGTTGTTCCGTCTTGTGAGAAGTCAGCACTACTAGGTGTGACATAACCATCTACTCTGATACCATCAAAGTATACAAAGTGTTTTGTGTTTGGTTTTAAGTTAGTTCCTACTGCGGTTATCTCTCTACTTCTAATGAAAGGTATAACACTGACACTAACAACTCTATCATTTCTTGTTTCTACAAAGTCTTCAACTACTGAAGTATTAACACCTTGTCTTGATTGAATTTCTGGTGTTTCGGTAATCTCTGTTGTTATGATTGTACCTTGAACCCATTCACCACCTTGAGCAGGGTCACCAGACCAATTGCCAGGAACAGCTGCATCTACTGAAGAACTAACTACGGTTGGTTCACCAACCCATGTTGTCTGCCAGTTATTCCATATTGTTCCAAGTGAGTTTTGATTCTCTGCAAGAACAGCGTCAAAGTTTCCTTCTCTGTTGATTCTAACTTCTGGTAATTGTTCTGTATCATTCCATATATCAGAACCAGGAGTTAATTTGACATTACCTATAAATGCAAATACATGATATGGATTAACATTGACATGTCTAGATGCCTTATCCTGATTTACATATGATACTTGTGAGTAAGGTAATGTAATTAAATCACCAGTCTGCTGATAACCAGTTGAACCAGATGCATTTAATTCTATATCAAAGAAGTTTGATACTGATTCTGGTCTTAATTGTCCCAATTTAGTATCTATACCAACATGATAATCAGGATGAGATACATCACCAATTTTGTGACCTCTGAAGTTATCTACTAAGAAACCAGATTTGAATCTATCGAAACCTTGTGCATCTAATATCTGTTTTGTTTGTGTGTCTTTCTCTAATAAAGACAATGCAGTAATTCTTTCTAAGTTTGTGACTCTCTGATTGATTTTACCAATGTCGCCCATTGTAAATCTTCTGTAGTCTTTTGTTTTTACTTGTATTTGTTTTACATTTCTTGTAAATGCAGGTATAAACAATTCGAACATTTCTAAAGAATCATCAATTGAATTTGGTCTTTGTGGTGTTAAGGTCGGATTACCTTGTGCAACTTCGAATTTACCACTTCTATGTAAGAATACTTTATCGATTCTAGGCACATAGAACTCTATGTTTGACTTAATCATTGATGTTGGCAAAGGACATCTTGAATATGATGAATGTGCTGTCGTAATATCAGCAGTAGATACTCCTAATAGATTATCTCTAGAGGATTCAAAACTTCTTGCTTCATATGCAAATGGAGATATTAAGTGACCTGTACCATCACCACTACTGTAGTCTGATACATCTAATATACTTGCAATATTGAATACATAACTCTGACTAACTAAATCTGCATTACCAAATAGTTGACCAACTGATGGTCTAAAGTCTACTGCATCTGCAAGTTCAAATTGTCCATCTGGTTCAAAACCACCCAAGTCTACTTTGTTTGGTGAGAAGTTAGGAATGTCTTTATATGAAATACTATTTGTATATGAATTTACATCATAGAAATCACCAGAACCACCTACAAACATATCAAATAATACTGTTATTTGATTATTTGGTGTTGTCTGTCCTTGTTTTAAAATAAGTTTTGCGTGGTCATAATAACCATCTCTTTGACCATTGTCTAAAGAGTATCTATTTGTTATTTCAGGAGATTGAACTCCTAATGATGTTATGGTTGCAATTCCACCTGTTGTTTCATCTACTACTGTTTCGCCTGCGGTAAACTTTTCGGTTCCTAAGTAGTAAAAATAACATGTTTGCGTATCAGTAAACTTCATAAGTTTAGCACGAACACCTGTTGTAGCACCTTTAATTATATTTCCTGTTGTACTTGTACCAGATGTTAGAGTTATAACTGCATTTGGTGGTGTTGCAACACCACTTGTATCTGTTCCTGGAACTGCCTCAAATATGCCTCTGATTTTGTATACATCTGAAACACCAAGAGATAGTTCTTTGTGGTCATATGCAGTACCATAGAATGGATTATCTGCATGTGCATCGTTCTTAGTGAATCTTAATGCACGAAACTCTCTTAAGTTCTTTGATTTCGATGTTGGGTTAGTGACACTAACTGTATATGTCGCCCTTACGATTGCACCATCGTCAGCAGCTGCACCCAATACAACTTCACCAGATGATGTATTGACTGAAGAGACATCATCGCCTCCTAATACTACACCATTAGCTCTTGTTGGACTTCCTGTCGCTTCTTTGACAATTGCGAACTGATAGTTGTCGTTGTTTTTTGGTTCAAATGATTCGTTTGCTTCTTTTGTGAGTGTTATCTCACCAGAAGTACCAACTTCAAATTCTTTTTGATACTTAACTGTAATCTCTGTAGGTGTTGATTTACTTACATGGTCTCTAGGGAATGCAAATACTGTAGAAGATTGGTCTTGATTGTAAAGTTTTGCTCTTCGTCTGAGTAGTCCAACTTGTTTAATGTTAGTTCCGGCAGCAACTAGTGTTGCATTTGAATTGTCTGTCACGGATGCAATAAGTTGTTCAGCACCATTACCATCTAAGACTATATCACCCTTTCTTAGTTCAGTCAAGAAATCAGTACCAACACCTGTTAAAGCTGTACCAGTTATTGTTGTTAGACCCGATATAACTTTGTCGTTGTCTAATGCAATATTGGCAGTAAAGTTTTGTGTTCCTGTTGTTTCAGAAGACTTAGTTTGACCAACACTTCTTGCATCTTCTACTTGAAAACTACGAACAGCAGTAATACTAAAATCTACTTTTACTTTACCTGTTCCAGTTCCTGCAGCTGCAGCCGTGAAAGTAGAACCTACTGCGTATGTCTGACCAGAAGTGCCTGCGGCCGTATTCCACTGTGCTTGAGTTGTGTTTCCAAGTTCCGTTATTATATATGGAGTAGTTGAAACAAAACTTCCAGCATTGACTATAATCGTACCGCATGTACCTTGTCCCTTTAGTGAAAGGGTATCTGTTGTTTTGAATGTACCAACAACATCATGTACCATAATATGATTGTTTGTAGTATCTGCATATGCAACAATACCTACTGCGCCAGATGCTGAACCTGTGACTTTATCACCAACTTTGAAGTTGTTTGTCGCAACTGTAGTACTTAACATTGTGAACATCTTGATATCAAATAGATATAGATTTTCAAAAGCAGTTGAGTGTTCGTCAATGTTTCTTACTCTTGCAAAACCGATATGACCAACTGTTGTTGTTGATCCAGTGCCTGCATATGCATTAAGTGTGCCTGGTGTTGCAGTTGCCTTATCAAATAGTTGAATTGCTTTATATGATTCTGTATTTGTAGAATCACCAATCTCTGGTTGACCATGTGAATCTTTAATTCTTAATTTGTTTCCTAGTCTTGCAGGTGTGTTTGCGTTTGTAAGCGCCTCTGTTGTTCTTGCCTTGTTTAATGTTAAATTCGTTGTGCCTGTTTTATCAATAGAGTAACCTTTAACATATGCTTTACCAGGAGAGACTTGCATAACAAATTGACTCTCATCTCCACCTTGATACGCTTCATAGAATCCTCTATTGAATCCGTCTAGTAAATGTTCTCTAAATGAATGTGTGAATTGTCGTATTACAAAATCACCATTCGCATCAAATGTTCTTTGTGCAAGTGTGTTTTCTATATGATTGTATACTGGTCTTTTTACTTCTAATTCTATAACACCATTACTAACTCTTCCCAACTCTACAAAGTTTGTATCTGTTGTAGCAGTTAGTGCGAACTTAGCAAGTGTTAATGTGAACTTAAGTCTATCTGCACCAGCAGCGTTTTCATTTGTTGTTCCTTGTGAATTGTCTAGTAGAGTTGTATCAGTGCCAGAACCAACAAGTTCTTCTACAATGTCTAGACCAATTCTATAAGAAGGTTTACCATTATACTTTTCTAATACAATTGTTTGTGCATCTACTTTGACGAAGTATCCTCTTAAGAATACAACACCCTCATTTATACTTGCAATAGATGAACGGCCGACTGGTGAAAGACCAAGTGCAGCTACTTTGAATTCATTGTTATTTGATGCAGTGGTTATTGCACCAGCGGCACTAACATTAACTTCACTTATCTCTTCAGAAGGACTAAATCTTTCTGAAGGATTTGTTGTTGCAGTTTCGTCTGTACCATGTTGTAAATATCTTACAATAATAGTTGCTAAATCTGTTCCTGTAGATGCAACTGTTTTTACTATCTCTGCAACGACTCCAGTTGTCTCTCCTTGAATTAGTTTACCTGTGAAACCACTTAGATATGTAGCGACATCAGCTGTTCCAGTAGAGTTAGGATTAGTTGCCTCGACTTTAACATATTCGACATCCATATCGATGTCTGTCTCTGCACCATTGACAATCGAACCCTCTTTGAACATGTGACTACCAAATTTTTGTATTTGGTTTTGTAAGATTGATTGTGACTGAGTTAGTTCTCTTGCCTGTAGGGGTCTACCTGCTCTGAAGAGTACTTTGTGATAATTGTTATCCTCATTGTAGTCATCGTAGTATGGTGATATATTTAAGTCTGTTTTTTCTGACATAGTTTAATCTTCTTTAAATTTAAGAATGTAAAAAGGGGGAGTTAAACTCCCTATATTACATTTCAATAATTAGTTTAATATCTTCAATTTGGTCAGCGGCTCTTGAAACTGCGCCTCTATTTTCAACATAGAGAATTTGACCTGTAAATCTTTGCATTTCTGGATGAGCAGAAGAGACACCAGATGCGGTAACATCAGCAACTTTTGTGCCAGCTTTATAGACTTCATCATCATTTGCAAATGCGATATATTCGCCACCTGAATTAGCAACAGGTAAGGTTTTTAGAGTATTACTTGTCTTAGATACAACTCTTACTTTAGCAGTGGTTGCTGATTCAGATGAAGCATCTGTAAGTAAGTCATCAACATTAATTGAAGAAGCATTATCAACTGTCAACATATTTGTTGCAGTCATTGTTGCATCTCCAGAAACAGCACCAGATGATGCTTTTACTGGATTCTTAATAAGACCAATTCTTCTGAAGTCATTGTCTGTTGGGAAATCACTAAACCCACCATCAAGACCTTCACCAAACTCTAATCTAGAGTTTACGATTGCATAGTTACCACCCATTTCTTCGATAGGGTTAGCACCATGACCATTAATTGGCGACATTATAATATGAACTGTAGCACCTGAACCACCTGCAATACCTGAAACATTGGAGTCTAATGTAGGTAATGATGCTCTTTTATAACCTGTTCCCCAATAACTAGTACCAGAACGATGATATGCTTGTTTTAAATTACCTGAAACGAAACTTAAAGTGACTTCTGCACCAGAACCATCTCCCTGTACAGGAACATTAACTGTAAATGTATTTGATGAACCACTTGTGTAACCAGAACCGGCAGCGGTTACGACATAATGATAAACTGCGCCGTCTACGGCAGCGTTTTCAACATCCCATTGAGCAGAACCATCATCATCAGCAGTTGAACCAAACCCACCATTTGTACCAGAACCTACTACAGCAGATTTAGCACCAAGTGATTTTACTGGTATAAAGTCGTTAGTGACAAACTTAATAACATCTGAAGCGGTAACTGAGTACATAAATTTCCACATATATCCTAAAGATGCATTTGCATCTGCGGTCACTTCAGGAACTGTTGTTGAAATAGTTATTGGTTTAACTGTAGAATTTATAGTTGCACCATTTGAATCAACACCTGTTCTTAAACATTTGTATACTTTAAATTCGTCTGTAATTACATAACCTCTTCCATCGAAGAAGTTAGATACATTTGTGACATTGGTTGTATTGGAAGCAGAATAGTTATCTCTGTATTCATCATACTTAGTACCATCTGTCCAATTATATCTTACCAATCCATGTGAGATATCAGTTGAAGCGACTGCCTTTAGGGCAATCATGTCTTCATATACACCGATTTCTTCTGATTCTGAGTTTGCAGGAGGAGGTGGTTGTGTGTCATCTGCCCATGCATGTGAACGACCAATAAAGACATAGTTCTTTTGACCACTCTCTGAGAAGTCTTCAATGAACTGCCTTGCATTGTGCGTTCTAAATTTTTCTGTGATTATTGCTGCCATTTTCTTTATAACTCCAAGTTATTTTTTATAATTCGTTCTATTATTTATAACAATGCCAAGGCACTATTTGTAATATTTGATGAATTAACATAGGAACTAAATGCAATATTAGTTCTTCTTCTCTGTTTTTTATCTATCTCTTCGACATATAAAAGACCTGTCAGGTCACTCATCTGTTTAATTGTTAGTCCGTCTTTTTCAGAATCTTCTGAAAGTAGACCACTTATGCCATCTTCTAATAAGATTTTGTCTTCTTCATTTGCACTAGAAGTCTCATCTAAGATATAATGAGATATCTTATAACAATTTTGGAATGCAATCTTATTTAGGGTTTTTAAAGTCGGACCAATTGGAATGAATGTATGTACCTCTTCGCCTGACTCTTCATCTACTATAGGAACACCATCTTCAAATACTATTCTAGAATTGTCTTCCATATACATGTAAGAATTGTCTAGTTCAATTGACCTTTCAGTCACAAAATACTCTCTAGTCTCAGGTACAGTTTCATCTTCTAGTAAGAAACTACCTGAACCATCTTCCATTAAAATCTTTTCACCATATAAGTCTCTATCGAATGGATCGAATCTTACATAGTTTAAAGGTTCTTCGTTTAAAATCTTTGTGCCGTCTTCATGTATCAATACTTCTTCTGACGGATGCCAGAACTGAAATACTTTACCAGAGTCAGCAGGTCTTATCGCAACATTACCGTATTCACTTGTCAATGGAACATTTGAATTATTCACATAGTAATCGTGGTCGGCAGTGTCGAGATTTAATACAGTCACAGCGCCATCTCTTCTTGGAGATTTTTGTATGAATGTATTGAATTCTGTTATTGTTGGTCTTCTAATTGATGATACAGTACTTGGGTCATTATCTATTTTAGTATCTAATGCACTTGTTATAAACTCTTTTCTGTTTAGAATGTTTAAATGACCTGCACCCTTGTGTTTATCTGTTGATATGTTTGTACCTGATGCCTCACGATATTGAAGTATCATGTCTTGATTTTCTACTTCAGCAGAAGTTGTATGGAACAACATGAGAGTTTCTTTACTTAGATGTGCTACATTGTCTCTGGAGTCTTCATTTTCTAACAGATGACCGTCTTCAGTTAAAACTCTAACTGATTTATCTCTAGTAGATTCTTCGAACAACATATTGTCTGTTGGGTATGCCTGAATGACAATTGTGGGAACAAACTCTGTAGAAATAATTCCCATTTTGTTCTGTTCATTAACATCAAATGGTATTTCTTTAACACCATCTAATGATGAACCTAGAAGTTGAGACTTGAGTGCAACCTCACCAAAGAATAAGTGACCTGATGGATGAACTAAGTCTTTAACTATAGAACGATACTTATTGATTGACTCACCAACTTTAATAACATAAGAGTGAGACTGATAGAATTTACTATCTTGTATGTTTGCAACTTTAGAAGATAGATAACCTTTGTCACTTAAGAAACCATCGTTTATTAAACCTTCACCAGCAACTTTACCTCTTGCAGTATATGGGTCATTCTTAAGAATTAAGAAACTATCTGAACCCTCATAAGTTACCTTTTCATCATTGATGAACATACCCTTTAAGTTTTTATACTTGAGTATTTGTCTGATTGTATCGTAATTTTGAACTGTTGCAGTAGCACCAGAAATTACACCAGTAATTGTTATGCCTTTGTTTAGATTACCTGATGGTGTAGTTATCAACATATTATGGAAAGATGTTGCTTCGTCTAATACTGCATCTGAATCAAACTTACTACCTTGGTCTAGTAAAGTTACCTTCTCAATACCACCAATCCTAGATGACCATGCGAAGAACTTAGCACCTGTACCATCTGATACCTTGGCACTACTACAAACTTTAGTTGTAGAAGAATTTCCCCCTACTATGTTTTCGCCATCTTGGAAAACACCAGTATCAGTACTGAATCTTTTAATTACGATTCTGTTCTTTTTCGGTTCTAGTCTTAAAATTGTACCTGTAGCGTTTGAAGTAGAACCTGTAATAGTTTCACCCTTTTGGAATCCTGTCGTATCTTTAAAGTATAGATAACCACCTGGGAATGCTTGAGGCAGTGTTTCATATCCTGCACCACCACTTGTTATTTCGACTCGTCTTACTCTTTGGTCTGTTGATACAATTGAACCACCATCAGTATTTTGATATGCATTGATTAACATCTCTGTACCATCTTCGTACAGTAATCTACTCTTATCGGTAAATATCTCTACTCTTTCTCCGCCACTTAAATTTGGATTTGTTGTGAATGTTATCTTTTGTGGTTCTATACTATATGTTGATTGTGATTGAACTATGCCATCGATGTGAACTTCTAATGCACCGTGAAATCTGTTAATTGAAATTGGTTTGCCATGGTCATCTAATACATTATCGAATCTATTTCCATTTTGTATTACACCACCAAATACAGTTTGGTTTGCAACTGCGGTTATTTCATACTGTTCATCTGCATGAGCATCTTCTAAGATTATCTCATCACCGACTGCACCAATGATACCCTCTGCACCACCTCCGCCTGTACCTTCGTCATCGAATACTACAATATCTCCACCACTGTAAGTTTGACCAGTAGTTTCTATATAAATCTTTTCTACAGGACCTCTAGTTAGTCCTGTCACATTACCTAATGCCCTATTTGCATCTGTATCTGTTTTTGAACCAGTGAAGTTGATGAAGTCTTGAGGACTATACATAGAACCAATTGAAGTTTCTTCATGTAGTAATCCATTTCCATCTTCGTCTAATATAGAACCAGTTGAGTCTTCTAATGAGAAATAGATTGAACCGTTTGTTGGGTCTACTGTAGATACAATACCCTTAACTGTTCCGATATACTCGGTGACACCATCTCTATCTAATACTTTTGCCTCTTTGTTGAACTCAAATGTTCCTCTGTGGTCTTTCGATATAGAGAGTGAATACTCATTGTTTGCTAAATCTATTGGTGATACTTGTTCTACGACTGCCTCTGCTGTCACAATACTAGCATCGTTAATGTCATATTGTCTTATTCTATCAGTTGCTGACGGTACAGCTTGTGATAGATTCATTGAAATTGCAAGTCTTCTATCTTCACCATATCCTGATTCGGATGCGAATACAGTTTCGTCTATGGGGTAAGATATCTCGGCATCTTCACCATATAATAATCTCATCAAGAACTTAACAGAATCAGCAGTACCCTTTTGTTTGTACAGTGTTCCGATATTCTTAATAGTTAATCTTGCGTTTTGTGTCTCTTTTAAATCTAGAGATGGTACGAAATCTTTTTGGAAATACTGTAAAAATGTTTCCAATGTTTGGTCTATATCTGAATAATCTAATAGTCTGTTGTTTGCGACTACTTGGTTTTCTTTATATGTCTTAACTACACCAGTCTGATTACCATCTCTTCCTGTGATTGTTTCTGTCTCTGAGAAACCTGTACCTGATATAGTGTCTACTATTAATGTTAGACCATTAATAACTTTAATCTTTGCAACTGAACCACTTTTGTTTCCGTAGATGTATTCACCCACTGAGAATGGTTCTATTTCTCCCTCTTGTATTAACTTAGATGTTAATATATCGGGAGCAGAGGTTTCGGTACCTTCTTCAATCAGCACTGAAGAGGCTGTCTCAGAGGTACCGTCCTCGTATCGTATTCCTGTTAATTCACCTTTCGATGTCAGGACTATGATTTCGGATTCTAGGTACTCAAAATATGATTGTAGAAACAACTCAAATACTGGTGCCTCATCTCTGATATACTCAGGAAGAAGACTTGGTAGTCGAGTAGATAATCTATCTACAATGTGTTTTTCATGTGCCATTTATGAATCCTATTTGGTATTATATACCAGCTACTGTTGAATTTGTTCCAACGATTGAGAGTGGATGCCAAACTAATGACCCCTCTGAACCCAATGCGATACAAATCACTGCACCACCAGTCTCTAAAAGAATCTGAGGAGTGCCTGATGTATCTTTCCAACCTTCAACGGTAATATCTGCATTATATGAAACACCATCATCATTTCTTACGATGATTTTGATTTGTCCAACTGAAACACCTCTAGCAAGTGAAAACTGAACATCACCGCCTTCGCTGGTCATGTCTAGTGTTGTCACTGCTTTAGTATTACTGATTGCACCTGCATCTGTTAATGCTTCAACATCATCAAATGCAATGTAAGTTGGAAGATTGTTAAACATTCTTGCCAAACTCATTTTTTTATTAACCGGAGTTCCGCCTGGGTTATCAACCACATGTAGTAAATCTACACTGTTGACATCACCTGCCGCTATCTCTGTTAATGCTGTTATTTTCTTATCTGCCATTCTATTTTCCTCCTATAATCCAATTGAATGGGAAACTACTCATGGCATAAACCATGACCACTTTTTTCATATTATTAATAATTTGTACTAGATGTAGATACGAAACCTACCCCAGCACTACTCTCACCACTACTAATGGTGTCGACTTCGCCACTAACCCTAATGTCGTCAATGCTGATGTCAACTAGAGAACCCCTAATTGCAACAACATCACCACTTGAAGGTATAACAGTGAAGTCTATCGATGTGTCACTATTTACTGTTGAAGTAAATTTGATGGCATCAATCGAAATCTTTCCACTGGCATAATCTATAGTACCAGCACTTTGGTCTGCGAACACTCTTGTACCACTATCTAATGAATATCGTCTGACATTACCAGAACCGTCATCATCAAAGAAGTAGGTATTGACTATATCGCCCTCGACCTTAAAACCTGTTGATGTTAAAATGCCCCCAGCAGCCTTGTTATGGCCGTCATGAGGATGATAAAAACCATTTCCGAAGATAACATTAAAACCTTCTGTAAGGCTTATCTTAAGATGTTTTCGTTTTTGCAATCTAACATTGGTTACATTGGATAGTATTGCGACATTCGTTTCATCAATCGCCTTGGCGAGATTTGAATGTCTGAATATACTATCGAAGTTGTTTAAATTTGTATTATCAAAAGAGACTATGCCATTTCTTACTATGGTTTCTAACTCTCCTTTTGATAATGTAGTATCTGCTTCGTTATATTTGAATACAGTAGTCAATAAAATTTTAACTATCTCTGCATCTACAATTACAGGTCTAACAGTCAACATATTAAGTTGATTCAATTTATTCTGTACTTGATTTTTTTCTACAGTTGATAAGTAATCTGAATTTTGTGGTTTAAGTGTTATGAATACTTTACCATACTCAGGTGGATCGTTGTCTTCACCACCCCATACTGCAACTGCATCAGCGTTGGGATAGTATTCTTGTACCTTTGCTTTATAGTCATTCAATGTGACTAATCTATTTTGTGATGTATAGAACTTTGTTGCTTTGAACTTAATTGATTCGATAGATTCTTTCTCTGCACCGCCACCAGCAATCGTCAAAGTCGTGATAGTAGCGTTTGAGAATCCATTGATTGTATCTATAGATGAGAATATTCTTGCACCATCAGCATGAATATCATCAACTGCAATATAAGTGGCACTTATAACATCGCCATCATTTAAACCATTACCCAATACACCATCACCAAAGTATATCTCTAAAAATCCTTCTTCGTTTTCTTGTGCATAGAATACACGAGATGAACTTGTAATTGTTGACACTTCTGTTGAGAGTGAATACTTTGATACTGAACCGTTTGAGTTTACAGATATTTCTAATCTGGATTTATCAACTCTTCCATTTGACAATACAAACTTTGCATTTTTAATCTGGTTATCAAATACAAATGAATCTGTCACATACTGACCTTGAATGATATCTACCAATGGATAGGTGAATACTTGATTATCTCTAATAGGTACTACTGAAGATGCATTAACAAAGTTATATGATACACCATCGAATGTTGTAGAGAAGTTGTGACCTCTGTTTAGGGTCATGTCATTCGCTGTTGGTATAGTTCCGTTTGCGTTAGAGATATTAGTAAGTTTAACTTCAATCTGAGCAGCCGTAGCTCTTTCAGATGCAGGTGTAAACCCTAAGTCTTTTGCACGAGATACGACATTCTTTCTTAATTGTGCTGAGTCTAGAAACATTTCTGATGCAGCCAGGTTTGTGTTTAGACCACCAATGTGTCCTGCATATGCCAACATGTCAATAAGTACCGACATATTAGAACCTTCGAAGTCATAATCTTTAAATTTTTCTTGACCTCTAAGGTAGGTCTTGATATTATCGCCAATTTCTTCGAAATCTAGGTCTGTTGCGTTTATTTGTGAACTTTTTATTGTCATTATCGTACCCTACTTACTGTAAAATCTACACTTGATTGTTTTAATCCGTTTCTAATGACATAACTGACTCTTACATCTATGTTGTTTGCCTCTGAATCACTTATATCTACTCTTATATTGCCAATTCTAGGTTCTAATATTGATAATGATTCTATTATGTCTTTTGTTATTCTCTTTTTTGCACCAATACCATCTAATTCGAATAGTTGAGACCTCAAATTTGCACCAAAATTTGGTTTAAATGGTCTTTCATAGTGATTGGTTAACAAAATGTTTCTTACTGACCTCTTAACTGCATCTGAATCCTTCTTAGTTGTGATATCGCCTGATATAGGATTCGCACTAAATAGTATATCTAAGTCTGTATACTCGTTCTTCTGAGCATTTACTTTAGAATTAGGTTTTGAGTAGTCGTTTAGATTTGCCATATATCTATTTATACATCTCCGTTATTATATTTTAAGTATTGATACACTTTCATTCTCTAAAGGCATCGAATTGAAAACTATTTTGCCATCTGAGATTCTATAATCACCTGTACCCAAGAGACCTAGGGTCTGTTCTACGCCATTTTTAAACACTTTTAAATCTCCAGACGAAGTTGGAATGGTAAATCTATCTGTTTCTCCGTCTGTTGTCTGAAAATTAACTTCGTTATCAATGTTTACATCATTACCACTTGGTCTAGGTGACACTGGTGTGTTTCTTTGACTAGTAGACATGACGCCTGCGATGCCAGCAATTCCAGGAATCGTAAATGGCATACCGATTAGTTTTAGAAAGTCGCACCATGTTAAGAACATGAACTCAAATATCTTACCTAAACCTATTGCACTGAAAAACTTCTTAACAATCTTAACCCATGCAAAGAGAATCTTTTTATGCCAGTTCAATTTAAAGTCCTGAAATTCTAAAGAAATCTCTGCAATCTTTTCTTCTATAGATTCAGTGGTGGATTCTATTTTACCACCTATCATTTTTAGAATATCATAACCAAAAATACTTATCTCTGATATAGAATCTAATATACCTTGATGAAAATCTCTAACTTCTTTTAGAAGTTCGTCTTCTAATTTTCTTTTCTCTTCTTCTTTCTTGTCTAACTCTTCTGATAATTTTATATGGTCATCCATACTAATGTTATCATCTGCCATCTTTGTTTTGATTTCTTCAATTTCTTTCTTAAGTCGATTTATGTCAACAAGCATTCCTGCTTTTGTTTGTTTGAACTTCTCTTTGATTGATGCAATCTTTGCCTCTATCAATGCACCAATATCTAAATTCATAATAGCAATCAATTCTGAGAAAGGTAATTTAGGTAAACCAAGTAAGTCCCAAATTTCTTTAAATACCTTTATGAGTTTTTCAAATGCTTTGACATGTGCATTTTGAACCCATTCTTTGATTTCAGTCTTAATGTACTTCCAAGATAACTTGGCTTTTGCCTCATCATCTATAACACCAAACTCACCATCAAAGTTTCTAAACTCTTCTGGTATCATGTTGAAAAACTTATCTACAAGTTCTTTTTTTGTTATGTATAATGCATCTATTTCTTCTTGCAGTTTGTTTATCTGGTCTTGTAAGTCTGCATGTTCATCTAAAGTTAAATCAGGATTCTTTTGTTTCTCTTTTAAGTCTGCAATTTGTTTTTGTTTAGCAACTATTTGAGTGACAAAATTCTTACCTGCAAGTTGGTCTTGCAACTCTGTACGATAACTAGGACTGGTAACTAGTTTTAAAATGTTGATTGATAGTCCCATAATATTGATATTGAAATCAAACGGTACTAACTTACCAACTAACTCTGCAATCTTTACTGGTATGTAAGTATGAAACTCTGCAAGTAATTCTTCAAAGGCATCTTTCGCCTCTTTTTGCCAATCTCTATTTTGTTTATCCTCAGTTTTAGTCCAATATGGCGACAATGCTTTTTCTAATGTTTCTACAAATTCTTCTATTGTCTTTACAACTTCATCTATCTCTTTTTGCATTCCTTCTACTAATGCTGTCTGAATGTAGTTTTCTTTCTTTTCAATCTCTGCTTGTATTTCTGCAATCTCTTCTTCTGACAACTCAGGATTCTTTATGAGTTCTTGTAGTTCAGCAATTTCTTTTTCTCGTTTTGCTTTATTCTCTTGAAATTTTGCTTGAAGTTCACCAGGTATGGCAGCGATTTCATTAAATGCGTTTGTGATATCTGCTCTAGTTGGTAGAGAGAATATGTCTCCTTCTGGACAAGGAAATTTATCAGCAATACTCTTAGATGATTCTGTTTCTAATTTCTGCTCTTCTACTTGTTTCTCTAAGACTTCTGTTAGTGTTGTCATGATTAACTGTTAGGTCTAAATTTCTGTGCTTGTACAATAACCTCTTTACCAGATTTCAAAGTAATGTTATCACCAGCTGATAATTCTAGTTTACCAGAGACATCAATCTTACCATCGTTATAACCTTTGATGTCTACTTTACCATTTGCGTGTATCTTCGCATCACCTAAAACTCTAACATTGACATTACCACCAACGAATAGGTCGTTATCTTTACATATAACTGTATAGTTGTCATTCACTACTCTATGAATCTCATTACCGTCTGCATCTATTTCATAGAAAGTACCTGTTCTATGTTCTACTGAGATTCTCTCATTGCCTCTTGTATCATCTAGTTCTAAGATGTGACCAGATTCAGTGTACAATGCTTTGTTGAAAGGATACATAGGGGTTGCATTTGACTTAGCATTTGTGATATACTCGGACATATCCCTTGAGTCATACTTTGCATCACCTGTTGTAAATACATTTACATCTGTTGCATCTTTGACTAAAGGATAGTAAGGCAACTCTTTATCTGCCTCTGTAAATTCTTCTCTCTTTGAACCTGCCCCACCATATGTTATGCCGGCATCTTTAAGTAATTGTGGAGATTTTTCTAGTGAAAGAGATAATGAGTTTGGTCTTTGTGGAGCACTAGGTGGATTTAAACCATCATTCGTTCCACTGTAATCTGCCTCAGTCTTTCTTCTAGGGTCATTGAAACCTTTATCTACACTACGAAGAATTAATTCATCGGTTATAGTTTCTTTATATCCTTGTTGTGAGATACCTTGTTGAACACCCATGACAACAAAGTCTTGCATGTCTTCATCTCTCCAGAAACCAAATACAGTAGTTCCCTCTACGAGAGAATGTTGAATACCAAAACCACCAAGACCAGCATTTGTTGTGGGCATGATAACATGTGACCAAGGTAAGTCTGGTGAGGATATTTTATTCTTATCATCCGTATGACAACCATGAACACGAACTCTAACACGACCAATCTTCAGTGGGTCGTTTCTATCTTCTACTATGCCGTAATACCAATCCATTATGATGCCTCTGGTTTAGATACTTTGTCTAATGGTTTATATGTTGTTATATCTACACCATAACTTTCTTTGATTGTTTGTAATGTCAACTTTCCTGTGTTCGCTAATGGGTTTATACTTACAGTCATCTTACCTATTAAATATCTATTATCCATCATTTCATCTCCAGGTTGGTCATCATCCTTTTTCTCATGTGTTGGTAGAGTCAATTTGACTACAGTGCCAACTGAGATATCACTTCTAAATGGTATAACAACTTTAACTACATTTTGTTCAAACATAGATAATAATGCTCTTCTTTCAAGTGGTCCAGAATCTCTGTATTCTTGTCCCTTTTGTTGTGTTATAGATTTATTGCCACTAGCGTCTACTAATTTTGCTTCATCTGAAAATGCATTTGTCATATTTACTTTGTGCATGACATAAGAATCGTATGATACATCGGGTGCATAGTCTATAGTTTCTTCACTGAACTCTGGACTATCAGCAGAAGAAATCATATCATCTGCTTTGTAAATTGTTTCGGGTGAAGAAGTTCTTATCATAGGAAACTTAGATACATGTCCGTCATCGTTTCCTCTCTCAAAGACTTTTGTTATAGAGTATACATTTTCTTCTTCTAGTTTTCTAACTGGATCATAAGTTTTTAACATCGATGCATATGAACCATGAGATACACCTTTCATTGTATTGAATCTTTGAGGCATTTCATAATTTATTATTTGAGTATTCAATCCAATGTATTCTTCATTTAAGTCGTGGTCTTCAGTAGAAACATTGTTTCTTGGATAGAAGTCAAACCCTATAGGAAATTCTCTTGCAACCATACTCTGAAAACCATCAAATCTAAATTCACCACTAAGAGTTTGATAAAAGAACATACTATTCTTCCAAGATTTGTTTGATTTCAACTCTGCATTTTCACATATAAAACTTATGAACTTATTAATGTTCCAATTTGGTACAACTACTTGATGATGTCCTGGTTCTGTTTCGTCCCATTTATCATAACCAACTTTAGGAAGTGTTTTGAAACCTCCGTTCTCTTCTAAGACTTGTAGCAACATATTAGAATATGAACCACGAAGAGTTTGATTAATTTTAGTCTTATGACATATAAAGAATTTGGGGTCTACAAAATGTAGTACATATGATTTAGTAATTTGGTCAATTGTTTTAATGTTAGTGACACTGTAAATTCTGAATACTTTATCAATAGAAAATTCTGGTGATGACATCTCATCATTTGAACCTTCTCTTTGTCTCACTTTAATTGTGAGTGATTCTTGACCAACTAGTTTATAGTTTTTGATAATATCTAAACCATCAACAACAGTTATACGACCAGACAAGAATGGTTTATCTATTGATTCGTATATGGTTATGTTAGATGTTAATCCAAGTATATCTACTGATTCCTTTTCTGGATTTACTATAGATACTGAATCAACAACAAGTTCGCCTTGTTGATAATTATTACTCATGATGTCATTACTTTTTCAAATCTTCTCACTATGTTGTTTATGATATTGGGTGAGATGACTTTTATATGTCTCTTAGATTCGTTTAAATCGTATTCGCAATCATAGATTGTTTTTGAAGTGTAGCCTACAGCGGATTGATTCTTTCTAAGACCGTCTGCGTTCTCATAATACTTTACGCCATCTCTATGATTGATTACTGAACTTGGTGTAAATGTTCTTGTTGAAACTTTACCTGTTATTGTTTCGCCTGAGACAAAACTTCCTGATACAGTCTCAATTGCAATTCTGTATTTTTCAGGTTCAACAGTTATAATTCTTCCTTCTGCTGATACACTTGTGACCTTTTCGCCTAGTAAAAACTTATTAGCATTATCACCTGTAAATGATTTGGCAGATACAATCTCAGTAGTTGTAGTTCCTATGGCATACTGACCTGGATATTTTTTATCAATGTATCGTTCAAATGTACCAACATCTTTATGCCAATCATAATAGTTTTCTATGTCATTGACAAGAAAAAATGTCCAATGTAGATTACCATTACCATACATCTTCGTTGCAAGTGTGTCTGGTCTTTCACCATCGGTCAATGAGTATAGTTCATACTCTACTAATGAGTTTACTGATTCTTGTTCTATCTTAGACTTTCTAAAGAAGTCTTTGATGTATACAATCTTACCATCAGAAAGTTGATATTGAATCTCTGGAAAATTACTAAAAAATTTATCTGCCATTTATCGAGGTCCTCCAAATGTTCCGCCGAAGTTTGGTCTACCTACTGGTGTACTGCCACCTGAACCTTGTTCTGGTTTGTCTATCGTGTCTTTGTATTCTTCGTTTGAACTTGACGATGCGTTAAATGCTGTATCGGTTGTGTATGGTCTACTACCATCATAAACAGCAGTAGGACTAATTGATTCATAATTACCAAGAGTCATAGTCTTAATCTCTAAGAAGTTAAGTGTCAACTGTATATGAACAGGATTACCATCAGCAAATGTTGAGAACTTCTGACCACCAGTATAGTCTACCTGTGCGTTTGTACAAACAGCAGGTAAGAAACCATCTACTTTACTTCCCATTGGACCTTCAAATGATATTTCAAATACATTCGGATAATTAAAATAACTTGCGTTTAGGTCCGCATCTTTTACTACCTGTTTCATCTTAGGGTCAAAATCTTTACCAAACATACCTTCACCATCTTTTAATATATCAAAACTTTCTGAGTATGCATCTGGTAACATAGAACTTCTGAATGTGTAGATAATTTCGTTTACCATTGCAGCTTCGTCTGCTGATTTGGCCCAAAAGTCAAATGTAAAATCCCATGACCTAAAAGGAACACCATCTAAGAATTGTTCTTGTAATGGATTACTTGCACGACCAGCTTTTAGATTCGTTAAACCACCTTGCATGGTGTTGACTGCATTTTGTAAGAACTTTGTTCCCATTTTCTTAGCGCCTTCAGTAATACTACCATCGAATCCTTCGAAATTAGTTATCAAATCATCTATAGTTCTCTGAAATGTATTAACACCCTCGTTTCTATATGTCACGGCAGCCTGTGATATAACTGCATCTGGAACATACAATGCAATTGTTCTGTTTTTATGCACAGCATGAGATACAAATTCTCCTCTTGCCTTTCTTGGTCTGATATCAAAGACTAAGTAATTCTCTAATCTGTCATGAAAGGGATAAACTATATTAGTTCCCCTAACAGAAGGTGGTTTAGCAGAATGACCTCTGGCCATACCAGAAGAACTTAATTGTTTTTCTAGTGAACTTCTTCTACTGTTGATTAAATCTTCTGCAGCTCCTTTCTCAAGACCCAAAGCATCGATAGCTGTTGTGTAGTTGATAGACTGAATTTTACTCTGAATACCTTTAATGCTGTTGACTGCATTTTTTACTTTGTTGAATTTGTTCAGGAGTTTGTCGATATATGCCATATAAATACTCTTAGATTAATCTTTAATATAGTTATTTATGTCATACAGTGGAAGGTTCAAACCAAAGAACTACAAAAAATATAAAGGAGACCCAACAAAAATCTTTTATCGTTCTCTTTGGGAGAGAAGATTTATGGTTTATTGCGATGGAAGTGCTTCTATATTAGAATGGGGTAGCGAAGAAGTAATCATACCTTACAGGTCACCTCTCGATAATAGAATCCATAGATACTTTCCAGACTTCTATATTAAGTATAAGAATAAACAAGGTAAAATTATTCGTGAAATCATAGAGGTGAAACCTAAAAAATATCTTTCGCCACCTAAAGAACCCAAAAGAAAAACCAAAAGATACTTAACAGAAGTATCTAACTATGCAGTAAATCAATCAAAGTTCAAAGCTGCCGAAGAGTTTTGTGCTGAAAGAAAACTTGCATTTAGAATATTAACAGAGGACCATTTAGTACCAAAAAAATGAAGAAACTTTATATGTTCGACCTCGATGGCGTTCTCATCGACTCGAAGAAAAACATGAACATGTCTTGGGACATAGTTAAACTAGAACACAAAGTAGAACCCACCTTCGAAGACTACTTCAAACATGTGGGCAAACCATTCAAAACTATATTAACAGAAATAGGTATAACCGAAAATCAATGTGCAATCAAAAAGACTTATGATGAAGCATCATTAATGTCTTGTGAGTTAGTGTCTATATATCCTGGTGTAGTAGAAACACTAAACAAGTTGAAAGAAGATGGCCATAAGATTGCCATTGCCACCTCAAAAGATATAGACCGAACAAAGGTAATGATAAAAGACTTACCTGAGTTTGATTGTGTTGTTAGTCCTAAATCTGGACTAAGAGGCAAACCTGCGCCTGACCAATTACTATTTGCAACGGCGATGTGTAATGTAGACCCACTAGATACTTATTATGTCGGTGATATGCAAACTGATAAATGGGCTGCTGAAAGAGCAGGTATAAAATTCATTCATGTGAAATATGGATATGGACAAGTGAAATGCGAAATCTCTCTAGACCGAATAGAACAGATAATCACACTGTAGGGTTAATACCTGCACGATGGGAATCAACTAGATTTCCTGGTAAACCTCTAGCACTAATAAATGATGTGCCTATGATTAGACGAGTGTATGAACAAGCTGCAAAGTGCCAAGAACTTGACAGCATAGTTGTTCTTACAGACGATGAACGAATCAATGATTACTGTTCTAAGAATGAGATGCGTTGCGTGATGATAGTAGACGATGTGCGTTCTGGTACAGACAGATGTGCGAAAGCACTAGAGCTGCTAGACGGAAATATATTCGTCAACATACAAGGCGATGAACCCCTAATCAATCCTGATGCAATAGATAAATTAATTTGTCATCATACTGGTGGCGTATCAAATGCATATGTAAATGTAAAAGATGATTACAAGTTGCACGATAGAAATGTGGTCAAGGTTACTACAGGTACTAATCTACATAATGGTGCATTGTATTATTCTAGGTTGCCTATACCATACAATCAAAAAGAGAAGTCTATATTCAAACAACAATTAGGTTTGTATGTGTTTGATAGAGAAATGTTAGAGATGTTTCCTATGTTACCTATAGGCGAAAATGAAAAATCGGAGTCTGTTGAGATGTTTAGATATATCGAAAACGGATTTAAAGTAAGAATGGTTCTAGTTGATGATGAAGGTCTATCAGTAGACACACCAAAAGACCTACAAAGAGTCGAGGAGTATATAAAAAATGTTTGAAGAAGAATCTAAAGAAGAGATAGAGTATAAAAAATCCACATGGTTTCACTTTCATGAAAAGACTGAGGAAGAGATATCAGAAGAAGTTGCAAAAGCAAAAGAACACTTCGACTGGATTAGTAAAAACTCGCACAAGCCCTATCTAGTTACCCTAAGAGACTGCGAGGAAAAAGAACTCATAGGTGAAAAAAGTGGAAGATATACCGATGCAATCTTGAATCAATCGGTAACAAGACTACTTAACAACATAGACGGTACACCAATAGAACAAAAAACTCTAACAAAGATTACAGGTGAAAATGAAATTGACAATCACTCATATCATACATGTAAAATAATGTATCTTGTAGACCAATATAGAACTGTTGGACTAGATTCTACTATACAAGGACTAACAGAAGGCAAGTATATCTTTGTTCATCCAGGCATGTCTCGTATTCATGCATTATGGTATCTAAAAGCAAGAGAGGAGAAGATAGTTTTGTGGGATAATGTAGGGCATTTTGAAAACAAAGCGCCTCTCCGCTTCGAAGAATGGGTAGATATCTTCACTGTAGAAGGCAAAACTAATTTTTACAGTAATATGGATGGTAAGATAATGGAATGTCACATGCAAGAAGACAGACCAAGTATTGCAGGTTCGGTAGAATTGATTCGTACAATGTTCGATAGAAAATTACCCGTACTCATTGGCAATCCGGATGATGATGTAAAACAGTATGTACGAACAGAAGGTTCGACAGGTGTAGCGATTGAAACCAAAAATGATTATACTCTAAAGCTAGCTGACCTCACGGAGATTTTAGGACTTTATCCTGAGTCTTGCGAAAGAATCGAAAAAGAAAACTTCAATATCTATAAAATTTAACATAAATAATAGGCATGGAAAGTCTATTAGATATTTTAAGAACTGAAAAACCTGTCGAACTAGAACAAAGGTCTTTACAAGCATTGACTTGGTTTAGACAAAGAGTTCAGACCATGAAGTTATCTGGTGAAGGTTTTTATAGACAATCAGAATTAAGAAAAGCGAAAAGATATTTAGAAGGTAGAATGTATCTTTTCTTTTATGATGCAAAGACTAAAGATAAACTTCCTTATTGGGATAGATTTCCTTTAATCTTTATATTAGAGATTACACAGGACGGATTTACAGGACTTAATTTGCATTATCTTCCGCCTAGACTTCGTGTTAGATTTTTGTATGAGTTGTACAAGTATGAGATACAAGAACCAGACGAAGAGATACTAGGTCAAGGAGACAAGTTGGATATGTACCATGCTGAACTTATGCGTTCAAAAATTAGAATGACATATGAGATGATATCAAGTATCAGAAAACTAAGATACTTTAAGGCGTGTTATAGAAAATATCTAACAACACAAATTATAAACAGACCACTTGAGGTGACTCCTGATTATTGGGACTCAATTGCAATGTTACCACTTGCCCAATGGCAAAAGAAAGAACAAAAAGAAATATGGAAAGAAAGTCTGGAGAAAATAAATGGCTGATAGATTAAACATAGATAAACTAAGACACAACTTTGACCAAGGTGCCAGAGCAAATAGATTTCAAGTAAATTTCTTTTGCGATACTCTATTTGGTGCAAAGTCTTTTGAGGGACTAAGATGTATCACCGCATCATTACCAGGCAGACAATTAGAAACTGCTGATTGGTCTGAATATGGACCAACTAGAAAGTTGCCTTACAACTTAACACATGACGGAGGTGAAGTATCATTCACTTTCTTATGTGACTCAACATTTGCTGATAGATATGTAATAGAGGCATGGCAGGCCGCAGTGTTTAGAGGAAAAGATTCCGGAACTTCAATCAATCCACAATTCTCATACTATAACGATTACATTGGTGAGATTGAAATATCACAAATAACAAATTCAGATAAAGACTCATTGGTCTATAAACTTTACGAAGCATATCCAGTATCTTTTGCACAACAAGAATTGAATTCTGAGAGTGGAGATATAATGAGATTTGAATGTACCTTTGCATTTAGAACATTTACAACAGATTATAAAAAACCTAACTCTGTAAGTGGCATAAATAAAGGAAGAAGATTCTTAGATGTACTTAATGATTTAAGAAATTTAAGAAATGGCGGCAACTCTAGTAGTGATGCCGGACAAAGATTTCAAGATAGACTTGCTAGACTAGACGGTCTTTTTGGATAGTATATAATAAATTAGGAGAAACTACATTATGGGTTTACCGATACAGACTGCACCCTCGTATAATTGCGAATTACCAGTCAGCAAAACAAAGGTCAAGTACAGACCTTTCCTTGTTAAAGAACAAAGTTTTCTTTTACAGGCAAAAGAAAGTGCCGAAGCTTCTGATATTTTCAGTGGCATATTAGACTTAATTAAATCAGTGACGGACGGAAAGGTTGATGCGAACAAGATACCAATTGCTGATTTAGAATATTTGTTTTTACAGATAAGGTCTAAATCGATTGGAGAAAGTGTGACTCTTCCTTTAATCTGTCAAGCATCTCCAGATTGTGATGGCATATCTAATCAAGAAATAAACTTGGGTGATATCAAAGTCGACACAACTGGTATGCAAGATAATAAAGTAAAACTGAACGAGAACTTAATCGTTGAACTTCAACCACCTCTAACTAAACTAGTAATGAAGTTAGAAGGTTTAGATGAAGCAGAAACAATCTTACCAGTTTTAAGAGAGTGTATGGTTAGACTCTTCGATGATGAGAATGTATTTGAGTTATCTGAGTATAGAGATTCAGAAATTAATGAATTTATCGAAAGTTTAACAGTGACACAATTTGAAAAGATATCTGAGTATTTTGATGCAGTACCATCACTTAAACATAAAGTGGAATGGACTTGCCCAAAATGCAAAGAAGAAACTTCAGTAGAATTACAAGGGCTTAACAATTTTTTTTAATGTCCCTTTCGCATGAGAGTATAGTTAATTATTATACAACTAACTTTCAGATGATGCAACACCATAAGTATTCATTGTCGGAGTTAGAAACAATGATACCATGGGAAAGGGAAATATATATCAAGATGCTGTTAAATCACCTTGAAGAAGAAAAGGAACGCCAGAAGGCGCAACAAAATAGGAGATAATTATGGCTAAAGATAACGATAGTAATGAAGTCGAAATTGACCTGGATAAGTATATGGCCCTCATCGAAAAACTCGATGAACAAGAAGACCAAATCAAGGAGATGAAAGAGGATGCAATCGCAGCCAGAAATCAACTTGAACCAAAGAAGAGAACATTTGGAGACTTATTCTTAGATGACAATGATGTGAATGAAAAATCAATTATTGGTTTTATATCATTCTTCTTAATGGTCGTATTTGGCATTACAGATTTAGTGACTGCTCTAGTTTGGGATATGGACCTAAAAGTATCTGAAACAATCTACACATCATTTGTAGTTGTGACATTGGGTGCATTTGGAATATCAGAAGCTGGAAAAGCGTTCGGAAAGTAAAGAAAGGATAAATAGATTATATGCCATTACCAAATCCCAGCGCTAATCA